ACTGGCCCGATTTGCTTGTAAGTTTTTGTTGAGAAATATTTCTTTTGTGTCATGTTAGTCTTTATATAAGTGTGGTTTTTGCGAAATGCGAAAGTTGATTCGTTCTATAACTATAGCATCATCTTCGGGGGTGGAGTTCCAATCATTATACCAAATTGTATCAAACCCGTCGAATGCTTCAATGCGAGCATAATTAGGAGAGTATCCTCGCCGTACCATTTCAGCAGCGATTGCATTGAATCGCTTTTGCAAAAAAGATAACTTATCGTAGAAGAACGATACGTGACCTTTGTTTAGTGTGAACTTCTTAGGAATACCATTAATGATATCATTAGGCAATCTAGTTCGAAGACTACGTCGTAAGGCAGCAGGCACCATAGTTATTTCGCGGAGTTCCGCAACTAGGTGCATTCGCCTTAATTGTCTTGGATCTAAATCCGAATTGATTCGAGTCATCTCTTGCCTTTCGTAAGTTTGATGATACGCAGAATATTTAAAGTGGGGTGAGTGTCAAGACCACATGCTAATTACTATTATAGCAAATCTATTTACTGTTTCCTAGTGGTATCCATCTTTTTTATATCAACATGCACTTCTTTTATGTCCCCGTGCAGTTCTTTCATTATTTTTAACACCACTGTAAACATGTTGGTCATTTCGATGACTACTTTAATAACCCAACCCCACCAAGTGAGTGCGCTCGCAATAAACACACACCAACTAGCATATAACACCATGTCAGTTCGTGCATTGAATATTGAAAATACTGCCGCTGATCCTACTAAGAAAAACACCGGACTCAGCCTCCCATACCAAAGCCACAGCTTTGTTTGGTGTTTAATCTTCTCTAATTGTTTTAGCACAACTTCTCCTTGGGCTAGCATACACCCTATATAGTAGTTATCGAATTTTAGAGAATAATTAAACTACGTTTTATTAGCTAGCATTTGGTCGTTTCGCTACTACATGATCAACTAGGCCGTACGCTAGTGACTCTTGTGCACTCATGAATGTATCACGGTCCATATCGCGCTCGAACTCTGAATAGGTCTTGCCAGCTGTGTTATGCTTAACATATAGTTCGGTCAAGATGGTCTTCATCTTCGTGATCTCTTTATATTGGATCTCGATGTCACTTTGCTTGCCGCCTGCCCCACCAGATGGCTGATGAATCATATGACGTGCAAAAGGCAACATATACCGCTTTCCGGGTTCACCTGCTTGCGCAAGGAATGACCCCATTGAACAGGCTTGCCCCATGACGTATGTTGCTACATTAGGAGTAATAAACTGCATTGTATCATAAATTGCCATACCGGATGTAATAACGCCACCTGGGCTGTTAATATAAAAATTAATGTCTTTTTCGCTATCTTCGCTTTCCAAGTGAAGAAACTGCGCAACAATGAGATTAGAACTATGATCATCTACTGGTCCATTTAAGAACACAATCCGTTCTTTTAGAAGCCGACTATAGATGTCATAAGCACGTTCGCCTGTGCTGCTCTTCTCAACTACCATTGGGATTACGCTATTTTGATTCATTATTAATTTCCTTTTCTTGTTTATCTAACTCGTGTTGTTTTACCATTCGGTACAATTCTTCCATACGCTCTGCAAAAATATTCGGAGCATGTCTTGCAGCTTCTTGCAGTTCCCATTCAGATGGGTAATGACGTAACGCACTGTATGCACGTTGTCGAATTATTTGTGGAATACGCGGAGTAATCTTTGGATTTGCAATATCTTCCAATAGCTTTTTAGCCCACATAACTGCACGGTAACGTTCGTCCGGTAATGTCATTTAACCTCCATAGTATTTTATTACTTCAGCAAAGTGTGTTTCCATAGCTATATTATACGCTAAATCTTGGGCTTGTGCAGGATAACTTGTGCCATCTTTAATCTTTTTCTTAATCTCTTTAATGTCCTGCTTGATATAGACAAGCGAACTTTGCAGACTAAGCAAAGTAATTCGGTCACCTGTTTCCCAATCTAGGATTAAGTCTTTTTCTTTAGCCATTGTTTTCTTTCGTTAGTTTACATATTAGCATAAAGTGCTCATACGCTTTCTTCACAGCAGGGTTTGCCATTAGCTTATCTGCTTCTTCTTGCATTGCAATAACTCCTGCTCGCGCACAATCGGCAGTTGATGCACCTTGTAATGTGCATAGTTCATCACCAAATTCTTTAGCAAGCTTCTTCCACGCCTTCTGTTGTCCGGGAGTAATCGGAGTCTTCTGCGGGCGTAGCTCACTTGCATTAGTAATGGCTTTTGCAATGGCATCTTCGGCAAATCGTCCTGCTGCAACCATAGGAGCATACGCAGGGTCTATATCGTACCGTCGGCTTTGCCCACCTGGATAACTCATCACGAGATGACTGCCTTTGCGGAATGCATCCAGAAAGTCTGAATCGTATTCAAGTACTGGAACAAACTTACCTTCAATCTTCTCGTAATACACTTTTTTCATTTCGATGAATTCTTTAAAATATACATTGTAACTTCAGCGCCGTCAACAATGACAAGATCTATCGGATACTTATTAGTATTGGAAGTCAAGCCGCGCCAGCCAGGTTTAGCTCCTAATTCCATTACTCCAACCATTATGTTATTAATTTTTTTAACAGTTCCGACGATAAGATTATTATGTTGGGGATACACAACGGCATCCCCAACTTTTAATACTCGTCCAAACTTGTCTTTATGCTCTGGAAGTACCTTTGGCACTCTTACTTTCTTTGTAGCCATTTAATGTTACTTCCACGCTTTCAAAATCATAACCTCTGCGTTGATACGTCCGTTCATCACAGTATCGGTAGTTTTAATTGCATCGAACCAAGTTTGCATCCTTCGGCTAGTATTCAATTCTTTAAACTCTTTCATTTGAGTTTCTGGCTTTCTCAAGGTCTTCTGCACACTTTTCTCAGTGAAGTTATCGATACTAGCACCTTTAACTTGCAACCCTTCGCTAGTCTTTGCAATGTAAATGCCCAACTTGCGAGTCTTTGTGTTAAACACCACAACGCTTTGCGCACCGATAATCTGTGCCGCTGGAACACTTGTAATTGCATACCGGTCGTCCGACATCTTGAACTTAATCTTCTTAACAAGTTCTTCTGCAGGCTTAACCTTTTTAGCACGAGGCTTCTTCATCACCTTAGCTTCTGCTGCAATCTGCTCACACGCCTCAAAGATGCTTGTCAAAAAGTCAAACATCTTGCGAATGTTTTTCTTGCTGTAGTTACTATATCCTTCTGCCAATTGTGGATCACATGTCTTGCTAATTAGCTCGGTATATTCAGCAAGAGGTCGTTCAAAGAAACCTTTGATGAATCTGGCATGTGCTGCTTTTGCACCTTTGCCACGTAGCAAGCTTACTACCTTAAATGCTTTTGGATCAAATGCATCCGGATCTTCGATGTATGAATCAATTGCAACATCAATTTCTTCAGTCATAAGTGCTGCGGCATCCTTCATCCGTTCTTGGATATTTGGAACTGCAACTACCTTGACTGCCTTAGTTGATGCTGCAACTACTTCGATATCATACTTGCCGGCTTCTACAATTTTTGCAATTTGCTCATACAACCATTGTGCAGTGTCCTTGCCATTATTCAAACCAGTATGTACGCGAGGCATACCTTTGAGCAAAGATGCTGCAATTGCACCAGTGGTTAAATCAGTGCGCCAGTCTTTAGTCTTTTTGTAAGCATCGATCTGCTTCTTAGTTGAACCGTTTCGACCCATCCAGTCGATAACTTTCGGTTTCAATTCTTTTACACTACTTTCCAAGCGATACCATTTCATCGCCTCGTGAAACAATCGTAGAAACATTGCGCTGTCAAGTTCGGCTGAACCGTCCCACTTCGGGCTAAGGTCTCGCTTTGCATTCTCACGATGGACTGCTACTTGTTTAGCAGTTACCCGTATCTGACTCTTTGCTGCTGGCTTTGATGCTTTTTTTACTGCTGGTTTTGATACTGTTTTAGTAACCATTTAGGCTCCTAGTTAAGTTGCTGTATATGTATATTATACAGCCATTGATTGGTTTTGTCAACCGTTATCTTCTACGACTATCCAACCCAAATTCTTTAAATCTGCTCGTATCTCGTCAGTTACGGTACCTTCTTGCACATAGTCAGTTGACTCGCCTTTCCACCCGCCCATTCCGGAACAGTACCAATCAATGTAATCACCCTCTTCGAGAATATCTGCAATGATTCCACCTGCATGCCTCCAAGAGCAACTCCATTTTTCATCTTTGAGAATAGGCATTACTTTGAGTTGCATGAAATCATTGTTGCAAAGTGCAGCATATAAGTTTTGGGAATATGCCAGGTTTGCTTTGCATTTTGCAACTAGCCAATCTGTGGAACGTAGATCATATTCTAAATTATCTTTTTGCCATTCCACAGTATCTTCTTTTGCAATATCATCGTGCCTAACTTGTTCCCACCATGCCAGATATGCGTTTAAGCTGGCAATCTTTTCTGGATCGGTTTCGGTCTCAAGTGTCTTTGCTGAATTGTTTGCTTGAAAAGTATGTCGTTCTGGACTTTTGTTTAATTTAGTCATTCACAAATAATTCTTTATCAAATTGAATTTTACCGAACGGTTCTGGGGCCATAATCTTCCACTCAGTTTGGGCAGCAATACCCCCAATATCTTTTAATAAGAAGATGTGTGTTGGGAAGAGATCTTTGATTTTATCAATAATCTCTTCCTTAGTTCTACCTTGCCCTAAGAAGGAATCAGTATCTTCATCGTACCAATACTCAATCTCACCGTGCTGCTCGATTTTAACCTGATGAACCATGCTATTAACACTTTTCATTAATTCATTTAACTGTTCTTTTCTTAGCGCATTGTATCCATTCACCATGCCTATACAAAAATTTACAATAAAATATACAATAAAAAAGCTAATAACAAAATCAATTAAGTCCACAATCCACCCCTAACTTTAATTAAACGAATCATCATTTCTTCATCTTCTTTCTCATATGCTGCTTCGATTTTGTGAAGTGCCTTCATTGCCTTATTGCCTTGCTTTCGTTGTGCAGGAGTCTTATCATTTGCCAACCAGCCGTCATCTTCCCCTCGACGAGCATCACAATAGGTTGACCAGCCACTTGCATCGTGCGGATCAATTCGTGCAGGGCGAGTTACAGTCCACCAATTGTATAAATCAAGTATCTCTTGTGCATTAATTGCTTGGGGAGTCGGCAAGCCGAACTTATTATCAGTTGGATCCAACCATTGTTCGTCAAACTTGAGAGTACGTTGCCAATCAAGATTATCTAACCCAGATTGTTTGCAACGCCAAGAGCGCCATCGGAACCAGCCGGTGGCGTAGAATGGTGCTTTGTATTTCTTTCGGCCTTCATCAGTCCATGCAATGTTCCACCATGCTAGCTCTACTTCAACAAAGTCAACTAGTTCGTTAAACAAACAAGGGAGGAATCGGTTCCCTACATCTTGCCATTGCCCTGGCTTAATATCACGAGGGTGTGCAGTAAGTGCATGAGTCTTAGTTACCCAGCGATTGTTAATGTAATACTTAACAGAATAAAGCTTATCTGGAATATAAAACACTACCTTTTGAAGATAGTCAAGACCTTCGTCCGCCAACCAATATCTTACCGGATGTGCAGCCTCTGCTAATTTATTCCACTTGCTCCATCCTTCCCAAGTTTCCGCAACTGGCTTTTTAGTTCCGCGAAGCCAATCTGCAAACTTGCTGCATGTCCAGTAATGTGATCTCATTTCTTTCTCGCTTTTCTAAATTCTTCTACATCAATAACTGCACTATTTAATACTGCCGCGTAGTTTAACGCTTGCTGTCGAGTCATCATAATAGCAGCATCATACTCAACGTAACCTCTTGTAAGTAATGTCCAAATTAGCCTCCATCGACTAACATCCCAAAACTTCGTTTTTTGCATAGTGTAGGTAGTTACACTAACTCCGGTGTCTTCTGCCTCCACCCAAATTTGATGATCAGAATCTCCACACCCGCATTCGCAAGCTATCTTATATGTCTTTGCGTTACCGTAATCTCGTTGCAGCAAGATGCCTTCTGCAGGTAGTTGCGTGTTCATTGTAGGTTTCGCTTTACATCGCCGCTTTCTTCCAAGAAGCCGAGCAACACCTTTTCTGCCATTTCGGGATCTTCTTCCCGGAGTTCATCAATATCAATCAGTTCTGCATTTTCTTCAAGTTCACCGCTTTCGAACATAGCAGTGATTTCTGCTATCAATTCTTCGAGTTCTTCTTGTGTGCCTTCAAACGAATCAAAGCAACCTGGAGCAAATTCTAGTTTCATTTCTTTTCCTTAAATTTCGGTATCGTAATTTTGATAAGCAACATCTAATTCTGCTGCATGTTTAGTTGCACCGTATCCTGCATCACCTCTTTGGTTGTTGTATTCATCTTTATACGTCGCAACCCAAAGTTTAATATCGTCATCCCACCAGACATCTATGTCATATTTTGGTGCATGAACCTCTTGTTTCTTTTTAAAGAAATTAATCAGAGTCGTCATCATTGAGCTGATCCATTGCAGTGTTTAGCATACTAACTAACTGCTGACAACCTACCTTATTCATAGTTAAGGTAGAGTGTCCTACAGCAAATGTTATACGATTATCACTAGTCGGCCCAATTGAATAAACTGTAGTAGGCACTGACTTTGGCAGCGGTATTTCTGGTATAGGTGGCGTCACCATTTCCGGAAACTTATAAACGTTATCTTTACCTTTAAACCAATCAAACATTGTCTTTTCCTAAAGTTGCGGGAGAGTGATCTAACAGCATAGTTTCGCCATCTTCGTAGAAGCAGGCATCGGCATCGTCAATTGTGACAAATAAATCCGAATGACACAAGTCATAGTCTTTAAATTCGCCGTCTTCTAGGTATACGCGAAATGTCCATTTGCCTTCGGCATGATACGGATTTAGCAGGCAACCTCTTACCCCGTTTGCTGTAGTGATAATCATCAAAAACTCCCGTGTCTAATTAAGTATAACATATGATGGTAGATTTTAAAAGTATTTTCTGCATCATCTTGAGCATCATGCTTACGACCTTGAAACCTTAATCCTAATGCTTTCATAGCGGTACTAAGCCCACCACTGTGAACGCCATTATTCTTTGCAATACTTCGGCTAACTACTAAAGTCTTTGCATCAATATGCCGACGCCCGAACACCCAATCTAGCTTTGCATCGTCACCAAGTTGCTCCTTAACACAATCTGCGTCATCGCCGCCCCACGTAACCGGATTCATAAACTCCGAATGCCGCCTATGAAACTCTTTTAGTAGAATATATGCGTCATCTAACAGCATGCCTTCCTTGTCTACTTGTGCTTGCGTAATGCCGCAAAGATCTGTAATATAAGGTGCAATAGGTTCGCCCGGGTTAACATAAACACGAAGACGTCCGACGATGTCTCCTGTATTAGTATCGCCTGCTACTGCACCAATTTGTACAATCTTACCCGAAGGTTGATTAAGTTCTAAGTCTAGTGCTGTAAGTATCATACAACAAGTATAACACGATACTTACAAAATGTCAAATAGTTGTTTTACCAAACCGTAAGTAGTATTCAGTAAGTTTCGGCGTTGCTAATGTTGCACGAATAACATATTGATATCCATATCCAATGAGATCTACTGCCCTATGCCATTCCGGCGGCTTCATTGCGTTTTCCATTACCCACATTCCTTTCTCACTTACTTGCCAATCCCATAACGGTTGGGCGGCATAAAGGTCGGGATCTTCGGCATCTCCAACTTTAAATGAATGTACAGTTATTTCTTTTGTTTCGACAACTTTGTTATCTATCATCATAAATTTCTGTAATCGAGCGGGTGGTTGATTGGATCGAATTATCCAATTAGTTTCTTCCACCCATTTATCGACTGATGTCGTTGATGGCATCGGAATTCCGTTATAGTCTTTTATTGATCTTATTTGCTGAGCCATTTCAATGCAAACATTATTGCATGTTTTTCATTTGGGAATCTAAAAGTGTATATAGGGGAATCGCTTAACGCATCTTTGTAAGCGAAATCCCAATTAATTTCACCGCAATAATCATTGCACCAGTTTATAGCACCACTAACTTGATTAACATCTTGCCCCGCTAACTCAATGTTAGTCATGTTGGCTTTACGGACTTCTTCTTAAAATAAGTTCGCTTCTTCGAAGGACGCTTTTCGGATAACGGAGTATGTTTAGTTGCATCATGCGACCGATCCATTGCAGCATTAATTTCATCAACTGACGGCTCAGGATGTTCAAAGTCCATTGCACCTTGCGGTAACGGCATTCCTAACTGCTTAGTAAACCTATTGCTTGCTTGTTGATTTTGTTTTCGAAACAAATTAATGGGGCCTCGAGCATCTGCACTAATTGTATCGAAACTGCGAACTTCGTAAACTGGATCGATGTGTGTCGGAACTTCGATGATGTAGAGGTCTTCTGCACCGTAGTTTTCGCCTAGATGTTGAAGATCGATAATCTCAACTACCCTCCCCTCTACTAGGTTCTTTTCACCAAGGTGTATCCACACCTTGTCTTTTATTGTATATTGTGTCATATTAGTTAGCTATCATGAATCGTCATCAACTGATGCTAGTGGTCCTTTACCTTCGAGTAGCTCTTTAACAAATCGAAGAGCTTTACGATTAGTATCAAACACATATTCGCAATCTTCATCTGAGGTGCGTAGTCCTACTACTACACCGTTTTTTACTTTGCGAACTTCTATTGATTCAAAATCCATGATATACCTTAGTTAATCTTACTGTGGAACAGACAGATTGTAGTTGAAGTGGAAGATTCCGATATGTGATATTTCTTTACTCAAGTCGTGATCACACCAGCAGTCAAATCCTGCGGCCTTTGCTTTTGAGCAGAAGTAAATGTCCTCACCAATTTCAAGATTAAGCTCTGGAACGAACTCTTGCAAGTAATGTGGTTGTGGAACTTTTTCGTATACTGAGCGATGAACCATCATCATACCGTGAGGTAGAACATCTACCTTTTCCATCGGTGGGCTGTTATCGTCAGTAACTAATTCTGTAAATTTTCCGGGATTTCCCATCATACCGGTGAATCCCGGATTTGGGAATCGGCGGCGGCGATAGTTCGCACCGACAAGTGGTACCCCGCGTTGCAGCATCTTAATAGGTGCATCAATTGGGAATTTCATATCACTATCTACCCACCATGCATAATCAAAATCTGACTTCATAAAGATGTCAGTAAGATTGCGCCGGGCAATTGTGATAACACTTCCGATGTTAAATGCACAGTTAATCTTAACCCCGTTTGCGACTAAGTTTGCGCATGCCATTGCTAGGTGTTGTGCAAATTCCGCATTCACCATTTCCATCGCTGGAACAAGAATCATTACACTAGGAGTTTTTCCTTGTGGTGCTTGAGCCGGCGCCTTCGGAGCCGCTGCGTTAACAGGATTCTGCCGTACGGGAATTTGTAGTTTACCTTTGTTTTTCATTATTTTCCTTTTGGAGTTGAATAAGTTTTTGTTGACTGCTTGACAACAATTGTATACCTATATAATCTAATTTATCGTTTAAGACAGCATCTAATGCAAAGTTTGAATCTATTGCTACGCTGGTTTCAGTATTTGCTTCAGACATTACATTGTTTGGAGATATTTTATAACTGCCTTTGCCTCTCGACAATCATCTTTACTCACTAACAAATCAAAAACATCGTGAGTTGCTAAATGCATGTTAGTTTGTTCTTCTTTTTTCAAAGAAGACATATCAAGCGGTGATTTTGTGCCATCGGCATTATTCCGCTCGAGTTTAAGTGTAAAATTTCTACATATAATTTTGTGCATACGATTAGTATATAATACATGTGTTAACAAGTCAACCGTTATTTGCAAGTCCTAACCATTGCCGCAGTAATACCTGCTAGCTCATTTGCAAATTTGTAATTAACTGGCTGACGGATAGTATCTACCTTTATACTGTTGAAGAACTGTGTGCTATGATCATCGTAGTTGTATCTAACCAACTGATTGATCGGCGGCGATGAAGATACTTGTAAATCAAGTTTATAGCACCTAGTAGCACTATCTCCAGTTGTACTGTGAAAGGTTAGTTCAACTCCTACTGAAGAGGTAAACCCCGAATCAACAATACGTTGTTGAGTATCATCGGCAAGTTTATAACCGGTGAGTTTTCCCATATCAAATGTTCCGTTTGAAAACTTAACAATGCTGCTACAAGCATAACATTTTTCAGACGACAGGTATGCTACAGTTTGCTCTAACGAAGTTAAATATCCCTTTGACCAAGTAATAGTTATTGGGATATCAAGGTATGTTTCTCTACCGTTATCAATCATCGGAGATAATGTTCCGATTTTTACTGTTAGTGCATTGCCCGGATACTCGTTTACTAGATTATTAAGTAATGCATCTCCTGCCTTTCGAGCAGCAATCAGCGATGTGACTTGACCGTATATTTGTTGGCTCTGCGAAGCAACCTCTGCTTTTGAGATTCCGCGTCCCAATAATCGATTTGTAATTTTATCGCTAGACACAATCGCCGTAATTTCCACATGGCCTGGAGTTTCCTTTATAATGGTGTAGCTTTGAATGTATCCGCTACTGTAGTCTAGAATCTCATCCTTAACTAATTTATCGCCACTTGCTTCCATTTGCGATGCAATCACTACACCGCTTGCTTTTCGGACTGCATCTTTAAATGCAGCTTCGGTGGTTGCTCCTGATCCTTTTACAAAAATTCCGGGGCTATTTGTAGTATAGTTCGCAGACGGACCACTTGCGCAGCCCGACAGGCATAAACACAAGCCTAACATAGTGCGAGTGAACATTATTGCATTTCAATCTTGATTGCATTTGCCAATCCTATATGTTTCTTTACAATTCGTATTTCAACTTGCATTGACCGACCGTCAGGTGATACACCTTGCGCGACTACTTGTAATCCCTTAAGAATTGCATTGCTGCTTTCTGAAATTTGTTCACGGACTGTGTTTGCGATAGTAAAACTATTTCGATCGAGATTTACTTGCTTGCTGGTATCTTTTAGATCTTGATCAACTTTATCAGTTTCGGATTCATTTAGGCTTACAAGTTGTCCACCTGTTTGATTATCTTTAGTTTCCTTGGCTTTTTGCAGTGTCCGAGAAACTACAACTAATGTTTTTGTGGAACTAACATCAGTTGACAGAAATTCTGCTATATTACGTTTAGCTCGCATTGTTGCGATTGTAGTTGCTTGTTCTTGTGCTTCATAAGTTGATGCAGAGATGCCTCCAGTCGCAACTGAACTAATCGATTCCCAATTTCCTTTGCTGTCAAAAACAATGTTAACTTTGCCATTTTGTTTTGCAAAGGATGCAGTTGCTAATACTGTTGCTGCGTCGTCAGTTCGCACAGTAATCGAATCTCGAATTACTTCAGTCGGTGCGTCCTTTTTTGGTGAAGACGAGCATCCTACAATCGCAGATATAGCGATTAGTGCAATAATAAGTTTGGTTAGTGTCATAATACTCCCTAGGCTAATATAAGTTTAGTATACACGAGAGTTTGATTAAAGTCAACTAATATGTTAGCCAATTGGAGGTCTTAAATGGTTTCCCTTCAGCACCATACGGTAACATCCGAATTATTTTTCGTTTCATAGTTCGGATAACATGATGTGAATGATTGTTATCAAACGTTTTCATATAGCTAGCCCACGTTGAATTTTTATGTTTCTTATATTTGTTACTATCCAAATATTCTGCAGCCGCATTATAATCTGTACCAAATCTATCAGTTAGTTCGCAAGCAATGTTAAAAGAAAAGGCGCCCATTTCGTCTCGGTCACCGTAGTATATTTGCTCACTTCTTTGTTTGGCACATTCTGATATGCTGTTGTATCCAGGAAGTGATTTGAAATTTCTTGCGCGGTATTGTCGCATATGAATGATTTCGTGTAGCACAGTATCGGCAAATAGCATACAAAGACGCAACCATCTATATTTGTTCAGATTTACGTGAGAATCTGCCGGATTATAGCTTAAAACGATCTCAATTGCTTGTTTTTTGGCAAAATCGTTCCCACTGTAATATGTCCCACCCATATAAACTCGACCAATCTTTGTGTCGTCTGCGGTAGTTTTGCGCATTTTTACCGGGAGATTGTGTTTAATGTGCTTGCTAACTATCTTGTGGAAATTATCTACTGTTAACAGTTTACCGATAATGCTCGGATGCAGAGCATACAACATGCTACACAAGTTTTGCCGAGTTAACAAAGACCAGTTACAATTAGCAGTCATATCTTGCTCCAGTATATGGTATTTATACTGTATTGGTGCCCTGAGCGAGACTCGAACTCGCAGCTTACGGCTTCTTAGACCGCTATGTTTACCAATTTCATCACCAGGGCGTTATTATTGTTTTTATTAATGGTGCCCTCAGCCCGACTCGAACAGGCCACCTACGGTTTACAAGACCGTTGCTCTACCAGATGAGCTATAAGGGCAGTATTTTACTTATCTTTCTTTCCTACCATTGCCTTTATTCTTGGCCTTATAAGTAGGCGTTTGACTATGGCAATTTGGACATATACATCTTAAATTACTTTCCGAATTGTCTTGACTGTTTCCGTTTATATGGTCAAGATCTAATGTTAGAATCTTTCCCATCCAATCAGTTAGCCCACAACTTGCACATTTGCCTTGTTGTTTTTCTAACATATATCTCTTAATGTATCTGCTAGTTTGCAACTTTCCACATTTACCAGTTTGCAAGCCCTGTTTCCATTCTGCAATATACTGATTATGCTGATACGCTAACTGGCATGTTTGGCTACAATACTTATTAGTCTTTTGATGACTAACAACACACTCTTTATCACATGTTAAACACTTATAACACTGCATAGGTAGAACTCCGTAAACATATATTTATGTTCTACCTATATTATACTATGATTTAACTATCAAGTAAAGCGGCTTTGAGCAAACTAACTTGCTTTCTAAGCTCTTCATTTATGGCAAGTGTTGCTTCTAAATCAAGCTGGTAATTCATCGCAGCTTCTTTCCAAGTGTCACCTACGTCTCTAAATAATTGAAGTTTACTATCACTAATTGTATCTCTTTCTTCTAAATAATCTAATTTGTCAATTAAATCAAGCAATACCCTGACTGCTTCTTTGGCGAGAACATTATCTACTTCGGATAATTTATATGCTATTTGCTTTGCTTCTTGTATAGTGGGCATGTAAGTATTTACTATACTCTAGTATAGAATAATACTTCCTGTTAATGGTATGGCTGGTAGGGGTTGAACCTACAAAGGCGTCGTTTAGAACAGTGCCCATCCTCGGACCCAAGGGTTAGAGAGCTTTCCCAGATTTGCTCACAGCCATATAACTTACTTATCACATTTGCTTATAACGTGCCTTAACTTTCGCAGTATACTCTACTGGATCAATCTTACCTTCTTGGATTTCAAGCAATGCATCAATTGGACCAAACATTTTACCACTTTCCTTGTGCATTCTACGAAGCTCTCGAACTCGATATGCTGCGACAAGCACCATATTAAATCGGCTTCCGATCTTTGATACACATTTTTCATTGTCTAGGAGACCTGTTCGGCTAACGGTTAGTTTCTTCATAAATGCCTTTCTGTTAAAATTTATTATACACTGTAGCAGCTATCTTGTCAATGTGTTATGGGGTTTTTGATAAAATATAACATCCACATGAGTTGACATATAAGGAACGCTGAATACTTTGGTTAGTTTACTCTCCAATGCACGGAAAATATCAAAATTATCATGCTCCCATATTACATAACGATCATTATCGATGCCGGATGGTACATGTCGGATTGGTTCGTTTACTACCACCATATAGCCGCCCGGCTTTAATACATTACAGATAAGATCGATCTCTTCTTGCGGATTTTGAACATGTTGCAAAACAAATGTGCTGATACACACATCTATCGAGTTCGGAAGAGTGTATGATGCTACCGGTGTTTTGAACTTTGCGCTGTCGACATATAAATTAGCAAACATTTTCATGCTGTTGCTAATGTCGACTCCGATCACATTACAATTAAATGTATCGATTACTTTCTTACTAACGCGGCCCATGCCACATCCGAAATCTAAAACGGTAGATTCAGCGTTGACGATATGTTGATTTGCTATTGTGTTAATTAAGAATTCTGTTTCAACAGTAAATTTTTCCGGATTTTCGGAAGATCCTGTTAATACAATATCCTTTGCTTGATCTAAGTTTGATACGTCGAATATTTTTTTTAGATATGGCATATTATTGAGTTATGTGCGAGTAAGCATGACCAAACCTGCTACTTACTCTTCGAACGCCTTACCTTGTCACGTGTCGTTGTGGTCAAACCGTACGTTCTGCTAAAATAATCTGTAGTAGGCTGAGACAAAACTCAATTAGTTTGCGTTTCGATCTTTAACGATTGAAATTACACAACCCGCAACACCTTTTATCGCCCACCGGGGGATTTACTACAAAACTGGTACCTTGGACTGGACTCGAACCAGTATCGCTCTCCGTGTAAAGGAGACGTATGACCTCTCTACGCACCAAGGCTCTTGTATTCTCTTAAATAACTATTTCTTTTAGTTATCTTTTTATATCTACTACCCTGTCCTTTACTGCCAAAGTTCTCTGTTTGACTATGACAGTTAGGACAGAGTGTCCTTAAATTTAAGGGAAAGTTATAATCGCTATTACCATTAATATGGTCTATATGTAACGTTAATGACTTTCCATTATACTCTTCACCGCAGTGACATTCAGTACAGGCATAATTATCTCTTTCTAAAATATAACGCCTTAACGGATTGCTTCCAGCTGCACATTGCCCACTTTCAATAAGTGGAACATATTTGTACTTATATTCATATTCTGCTTTACAACTAGAATTACAATATTTGTTAAATTTGCTGTTCCCGCATGTATTTTCTTTCCCACAGTGCAAACAGTTGTAAGTTTTGTAACTTGCTCCTGTTCCTTTAATTCCTCTTGACATATTGATAGACTCCTTACTATTATTTAGTAGTACTCTACCAACTGAGTTAAGTTCCTAATTATTACTTACTTATGCATTTATTATAACAACATTACACACTCTTGTCAACCCCACCGTGTGCTTTTAAATAATCTCTTATTTCTTTGTACACCCTTAACGCTGTTTCTGACGGGACTTGAAACTCCACTTGCTTTGTTGCTTCGTTTGTATATTTAAGCACAGTGGCAGGCGGATCCTTGCTGATTTCGATTGTGCGATTTATTTGGGCAGGTGATTGACCAAGGCCGGAAAGTTCAAATCTCTTATTATTTCCGGCCGCAACTTCAACCTTCTCAATCACCTGCTTTATTGCTATAGCAGCGGTCATTGCGTCGGTGGCGTTGAGTTTCATGGCTCACTCTTATTTGATAAGCTGTAGCAAATAGTTAGGTAACTGATTTGCGATGCTCAACATACTGGTAGTAAGTTGTTGCTTTGCTTGTAATTGAGTTAGTTTAGCTGATTCTGCAGCCATGTCAACATTTTGTATCGACGCAATTGAACTGGTTAGATTCTGTTGTGTGTTGGTGGTGCTTTTGATAATCTCAGCAATACCATTTTGTTGTGCTCCGATAACTGATTGATTTGCAGCAACAGTGCCGACCGCAGCATCGATTGCAGTCATTGCAGCTTGCGCCTTTGCTGTAGTTGACAAATCAATTGTTGCAGCATCTATCTTTAATGTTGCAGCATCGGATTTGGCAGCATTGATTGTATATGTGCTACCGGCAGTTACTCCAGATTGGATTACAACGGCTGCACCTGCGGACCCGGTTAAGTTCTGACCAAATAGCGATGCATTATTTACTGCGGCATCTAGTTGTGTTTGCAATTCGGTAAATGTGCTACCTAATGCAGTACGTTGAGCAGTTGTAAGTGTTGCTGATGCTGCTTGAGTCGCTAAATCTTTCATCTGCGACATAATATCTTGCTGAGACGAAAGTGACGATGACGCAACATTTAGCAATGAGTTTCCTGCAGATAAGTTTTTCTGTACGGCCACATATGACGACGATTGTGCGTTTAGTGTAGACAATATTCCCATGCCGGCAGGATCATCTGCTGCGGTTAAAATACGTTTGCCAGTTGCAATACGTTGTGCTGTTTGATCCAATGCTGCACTATTTTGATTTAGCATGTTCGCAATGGACGATGCGAGGGCGTTTGAATTGATAGATAACATGATAGGTTCCTTTTTAATTGAACCCCATAATTAAATGAAGCGGGTTATTACACCCTACACTTTATTTAGTGTTAGTAATCTTTAGAAGGGTTGATAAGAACCCAATTTCGTCTAAAAATGTAATTGGCTTTTGATGAATATGCAATTCTGCGGTCTTTACTGTAACCAACAAGTGATTAAAGAATCGATACAGCATTGCGTCTTCAGCAGTGTTTCCATTCAAGTGATGGATAACAAATTCTAATACTTCTGCAATATTAGCAAGCGATTCAAGTCGCTTTGCTTTTGGGTTACTTGTTGTCTGCGCAATAGTTAGATGCTTTTGCAAGCCGAATAACAATTGTTCGTTTTTGTCTAACGAAGAGAGATTCTTTTCATAACTCATAATAACCTTAAATGGTCGGAGTACAAAGATTCGAACTTTGGACCCCTGCGTCCCAAACGCAGTGCTCTAGACCAGACTGAGCTACACTCCGACTTAAACTTACTTAGACTGCGTTTGCTTTGCTTGATGCTCTGTTAGCTTTTGCTTAAAGGCTGCTTCACTTAGAGAATGCCAGCCGATACAATCACCAGTCGGGCTTCGACCGCAACCGCAAGTTCCTTTTTTCATTTGTTCCACTGATGGTGTCATAGTTTCTTTCTTTCTAAAAATTGAATCAAAATTACTGCCAAAATCTGCTTGGCTAACGCTATATGGTCTGGGTCTACTACCTTTACTCATATATTTCCTTAATTGTGGAGCGGGGTAGGAGAATCGAACTCCTCGCTTTAGCTTGGAAGGCTAAGGTATTACCACTATACGAACCCCGCGATCTTTTATTTAACCTTATGCTTATCGGCCTTTTGTTTTTCTGTATTACAAGAGTCACATAACGCCTGAAGCCACCCTCCTGTACGTACTTTCCCCGGGTTACCGCAGTACATACAAGTTTTCCCTGACATAACTTCCATCATTGATATTACACCTCTGCAATACCCATCGCCGCCGTCAAAATAGAATCGCAATGTTCCGAACTTTTCTTTAACTTGGGCCGCAACTACCTGAGTGCATCGGTCTGGAATGATTCGGAACACTGATTCTTCGATATCGCGTTCAACTTGCTGAAGTGTCCAATCAGAAATTTTCCCTTTGTAACTATGATACCAAATTAGCCCTGCTTTATCACCGATAAGAGCTCGGTTCAACACTCGGTTATATTGAATAGCACGAGCACGTTGTTCCCGAGCACTATTAACATGGTGTTGAACTAAAGAACACCCGGTTTCGATCAGATCAAACCAACCATCTCCGCCGCCGATACCGTACATCATCGGAGATCGGTTTGCATGCCGGTCTCTAAAGATCTTCGGAAACCGATCGCATAGTTGCTTATCGAGCTCTTCATTCATTTTACTTTGCTACCGGAGTAGAAGATTTGTTACCAAAGAAACCGCTAAACCATTCGGCAATCTTGTCAGAGATAACCATGAACGATGGGAAACTCAATTTACCGTCCCACTTCTTCATTGCTTCGCCTTGTGCACGGATCACACTGTTTTCAGCATCGCGCTTGTCCAGATCCAAAGAGATGTTATATGCATCCTTGTTAGCCAACTTCATTTGTGCAATGAATGCAGCATTAAGAGCATCTTGGATATGCTGGTCATAAGTCAAGTCCGAAGAAAAGCCAACATTAGTAATTGTAATACCTTGCTCTGCAAATTCCTTCTTAAGGGTTGCTTCCACAATATCGATAATCGCAGCCTTAGATGCCATGCCGTCAATCAACTTGCGCTTGCCGAATTCCTTTGCCAGGATAGATTGCACACGAGAATGAACTACAGTATCCATAACTTCGGCAAGGGATCGACCACGTGCAGTTGATGCAAACACTGCTTCGGGCGAGTTATTTGCTGCCACTGTTTGCGAACCAAACCAGTAGAAGAACTTTGCAGCATCTTCTTCCTTCACTTGCGCAGAGATAGTGATTGCGGTTTCAATTGCAAAACTGTCTGCGGATTCAAACTTGAAGCCTTCCTTCTTTGCAGAAGTACCCTTGTCAGTGGCATTTTGCCAGTCACGCGAGTAAGGAGCACGGTCCACAATGTAGACGCGGCTAGTGGATACATACTTGTCAGCGAATGTGCCAGTGTTGTCGGCCTTTGCGTGAGGAATTTGCACACGCTTTGCAGCAACTTTGTTTTCATCCAGGTACTGAATGGAGCCAAACTTTGCCTGATTGGTTTTGTTTGCACCAGTCATGGGCAACATGAATGCAGACTCGTTTGCGCCGATTTCAATCCACTCTGCACGGTCTGTCGTATCGTAATACGCAGAAGCAGAGAAAGAAACTACTATCAAAGCCGCTAGGGCTACTTTACTCTTGAGCATTTTTAAACTGACCTTTCCAGATGAAAAACAAAATTACCAACACAACTACAAAACCTGCAAATGATGTCCAACCACTTTGCATCAACCATTGCAACATACTGAACTGCATATAAGCAGCATCACTGTCTCGGAGTTGATCCACTGCCGCGGAATTCATTGCAATTTGCGATCCTGTTGAAACAAATTTACCTACTGCACCTGCGGCAAACAAAGTTGCTACAGTTGCTCCAATTCGAAGACCTAATTTACTCATATCATCCTTTAAGTGTTTCTATACATATAGTATAACATAGTATCACAAAAATGTCAACGCAATTCTTTCTCTTTTCGCGCCCATTTCAGTAGTTCAAACGCACTACCTTCAATCTCTTTCGGTACTACTACTTGTGAGATCAGTTTGGTCTTAAATGTGTTAATTGGTTTATCCCAATTGATTTCACCCCTTGTCGAAATACATACATTAACAGTTTCAGTTGCGATATTGTAGTCCATCCACCAACAACCGTCGAGTGCGTACCCGCGGATACCATTTTCGGTGTAGGTTACTTGTTGGCAGAACCAAGCTCTATGCTCACCTTCAAAGAAAAATACAATTCCTTTGCTCATTTTATAATCTCCGTATAAACAATTTGCACAACTCTAGTGTAGGAATACCGTCCCGGTTCCTCGAACAGTATTTTAACTTCTGGAAACTCGTCATCGTCTATATAACAAAGCCATGCTAGTTTCATTATTATTCTTCCCATCCTCGTTCACAGGCCAACTTTCTAATTTCTTCGGGAATCTCGTAGCCGGCATCTTTAATGCGTTTGTATCGTTCCTCAAGAGGCAATGCTGCAATTGCTTTTTGCTCTGCACGTTCATCTAACCATTCAGTCGGCCGACGAGTTGACAAATATTTCTCTCTACGATCACGCTTGTTCATTTGTAACGCTCCAGTAATTCTTTGTGACGAGTTTCGATATCCTTCATATGCACATCAAGTTTCTTCTGTGTACCATTCCGGTCCTTGGTTTCCTTTTGCCAAGCTTCCCACAGTTCTAATGCTGTGGAACCTTTAGCAAGGCCCAGGCCCTTGTATACAACTTGTTTGCTCATTACTCAACTCCGAAATGTTCTTTAATATTTCTAGTGCAATGGCGTAGTCCACCATCGAAGTAGTTGGCAGGAGGATCGTCCTTTCGGTTGCATAAATCCTTTTCACATATTGCAACACATTCCTTAATAATCAACTCAGCGAACTTATTCAATCCCTTACCCATTAATATCGGGGTTAACTCGTTATTATCGTCATCGTAGTCAAGGCCACCCGCTTTGCGAATAATCTCTTTAATTCGTGTGTTCATATACAGTAATCCAATTCTTGTTTAATCATTGCGAACGGTATCAACCATCCGTTGTTCATTGCTTCTACAATGTAATCTTGATGCTTTTTCGGGCAATTTGGATGAAGTTCAATACCGGCAATATTACATTGTACAAGGCCGTCATTCATAATAAATCGAGGATCGTTGTATTTGATTTTGACAAACGCAGGGTGTCTGTATGTTATGCTCATTTCGATTCTCTCCGCTTCAATTCTTTAATCTCTTTATGAGGAACAAACAAAAAGTTTGTATACTCTCCGTTTACTTTCATCGGCAAGTCCAAATGTATGTGATACACTGGCCCTATATCCGGCGAAATTAATGTATCATTACCCACACTACCGACAAACGGAATGCCTTTGTACTTGCCTTGGACCCGTGCCATAAATTCATATTTGGCTTTATATGCAGTTTTTTCAAACCAATCAGATTGTGATGCCATATATAACGCTTTCTATTGTGTATGTAATAATTATAACAGGTTTTACCTATCCTGTCAAGTAAATTTTAGCCAAAAGAATGCCCCGACTAAGCAGGGCAGTTTCTTATTTGTGCTCGCCAACTAGTTGATTAGTTACATTATTGTAAACTTCTGCTACTACGCAGTCCAAATCTCTAGCATAAATTGTTGCTTCTTCGAGTGAAGAGAATTCAACTTCTTGAGTTTCGGACACACCGTTTACTGTATGCTGCGATACCACTGTATGGGGTTCTTCTTTAAACATATTTTCTCCAAATAAATTTGTTTATCGCAGTCTCTATTCTGTTCAACTGCTGATGCATTTTACTGCACTGCTACGGGCATCAAGTACATTACGAGAGCGGACAGAAATGCCTCGTAATCACATAAGGTTGCCTTTCGGCACCGTACACACATAAACAAAAACTTTACAACTTCGGAACAGCGTCCCAACGCTTTTCCCAGTCAATATACGGTTCTTTATCGATCTCATACCCCATATGCAATGCCAAGCTATCGAATGGTAATACACCTAACACCCCTCGCTTAACCAACATATGGTTGATTGTCTTTGCTTCTAATTCTGTATCATTTGGGCTGCAAGCAAGAAAAGCATCATACAAATCCCAATGTTTTCCAAACTGATCCTTACTAGTTAAAAAACTACAAGGTGTATCATAATACTGCATCCAATATCGATACGCGCCCGGAAATATCATTCTAGGAGTCTGTTTGTATCGATAATGTGTTCTCCAAATTTTCGGATCATTCAACGGACTAACAATTGCATGTGTATTTACATCTAAACTAAGCTGTACAAACACATCAATCATCTCAAATATTGCGCCTGGCTCAAACAAGAAATCGTCTTGTACCTGATATACAAGTTCCTGTCCATTATTCTGCAAGTATTCGTAACAACTTCTAACTGAACTCATTAACCCTTTCTTTTCAAGATGCTCAAACGTTAATTCAAAGTTTCCTTTGTTAAAATGATTAGCAGCATGCCTCAAAAAGCTTACGGTCTTTTCAGATGAGTGATCATCAAAAATAACTGCGGTATGCTTGCTGTCTGGCCGTTCTTTAATCGCTTGTTCAATAGATACCAGTAAAGAAGTAACACACTTTTCCACCACAAGACTTTTATCCGTTGTTGCATATCGATCAAACCCTTGATTATTGCTTAAATCATGAGTCTGAATAGCATAATGGACATGCATTATTCGTCGTCCAACTTTACTTCTAACTCGTCGGTTAGATTCTTTGTACGTTGAGATAGTGCATCACGCTTTGTATATGTGTACTCGTCACCGTTTGGTAACTTACTATCTTTAACACCAGCAACGCCGGGCTTTCCAACTTGATTAGGATCTTCTGCTACCATAGTAACATACGTCATACCTAATTTACGAAAGCCTTCTGTGTGTTGTAATGCTTCCACCAATGTTTCAACATCGTGTGCATGTGCCCAATTCGTAATCGGGTCGGTGTAATATATTTTAAACATTTCTTACTTTCAATTTGGTCCGGCATGACAGAATCGAACTGCCATTTAGGGAGTAGAAATCCCCTGTATTATCCATTATACGAATGCCAGATAATTCTTACATACTAAAATTGGTGCGCAAGGAGAGACTCGAACTCTCAATCCCTTCGGCAATGGCTTCTAAGACCATCGTGTATACCATTCCACCACTTGCGCTTCTTAGTACAATTATACTACATTTATTGACGCTTGTCAATCTTTTGTTGTTCTTTCATCCATTTGCAAAATGGTATATCAAACCATTCAAAATGTGTTAGACATTTCCTTGCGTTATCATCTATTGCAAATTTACTAACATAGTATGATTTCATCAATTCTTCAGTATCTCGTATTATAATACCGTGATTGATTATATGATAATCTAGATATGGATACTCTGCATCGGCCATTATCTGTTCTTCTTCTCGAATGTGATTGGATAATTCTATTATGTATTCACCTAAAATTGTATTTCTGGCATCTACATCAGAGCAACCTTCAGCCCTGTTTAATAGTTTAAACATTGATATATGATCGTCGTCAATGCTTTTGATTCCGGTTCGATAATGCACAAGAGTGTCTCTAGTAATCATAATACAGTCCAAAAAAACCGTCGAAACACGTTCAGACAACAATATTTATGATCAACTAAAGTATATTAACAATTATCGAATATGGTGGGCCATGCAGGAATCGAACCTGCATCTTTTGTTTCGAAGACAAAGATGATATCCATTTCACTAATGGCCCAGCGAGAAAGCCCACCGAAGTGGGCTTAATGTTATCAGTCTCTTCTGTTGCTTACCCTGAGGAGGGATTTACGATGCATCAGCAACTTCAGGGGCCTTACAGGCTGACCGGACTATAAAGGAGGAGCCTCTGTTTGCATCCTCCAACTAACTCAAAAGTCGTAACGTTCCTTCATGATCGACTTCAACATGATGCCTTCTGGTGTGAATTCATCCATGTCTGCACCTAGCAATGCTGCGACAATAGCTGGGCTAAAGCCGCTAACCAATGCTGCACCGGACTTGTCTGCCTTAACAGGTGTGTTGTCGGAACTGTTTAGGTTCCAGAAAACAACTTGTGGCATTGTGTAGCCTGCTGCTTCGTACTTACGTTCGATCATTTGCATGGCCGAGTCGTCGTGCGATACACATTGGTCGAATTGCATGTCCGACAAGATCAATACCATTGCTGGCATATCAGCTTGTGGAACAGAACCCTTAACTGCAACATCAAGGATCTTTGCAAATGCCTTGTTGATGTCAGTGTTCATTGCCCACTTAGACTTAACCATTTGATCCATCTTTTGGATGATATCACCCTTTAGGGTTAACAGTTCTGGCGAACCAGAGAATGTCAAGAAGGTGTCCTTGAACGCACCCTTGTTCTTGTCAGCTAGGTACAAGCCCAAGCTAACTGCAACGTCCAAACAGGTTGTTACACCTGAACCAGACTTGCCACCTGCTGCGCAGGTCATCGAACCAGATACGTCAACTAGAGGTAGGATACTTGCGTCACCTACGTAGTTTGGCAATGCGTTCCATTGCGCGATGATGTGATCCTTTTCAGTCTTGTTGTAGCTGGCACCGTAGGTACCAATGCCCTTCAAAACATCGTATGGGAACACTGCTGCGGCGTTAACCTTAACAGACGGGTCACCCTTCACCAATGCTGCAACGTATTCTGCAAACTTAGGTGTGTTACGGCTAAATGCCTTCTTGTAACGAGCCGAAGCTACAGATGGAACATGCGAGAAGTTGATGTTATCCCAGTCCTTTGCGCACATCGCGGTTTCAACAACAGTAGTCATTGTAACCAACGACTTACGGTATTGCTTTGGAGTCATTCCAAAGAATGCACGAACTTCCGCAGCAATCTTACCCTTACGAGGGGTCCACTTTGCAGCAAGACCATTTTGCGCACGAAGCGCATCACCTAACAAAGTGTAAGCCGCTGTCTTTAGCTTAGGAGTTTGGAATACGAACAAGTCATCCCAACGTCCAAGTTCCGGAACCTTGGCCAACAGAGCTAGGGCACTGTCTGGATCAGTCTTTTCCAAGTGAGTTAGGATATCACGGAACAGTTGACGTTCACCTGCTCCACCACGGGCATCACGGGCCCACAATGCGATACGCATTGCTAGTTCCTTGTCCTCTGCGTAAGCCGCAGTGAATGCTGGAACAATATTCTTACCACGGCTTGCACCGATGTTGTAGAACAAGTCTACAGTCGCCTTAGCAGACGACTTACGTGCCTTCATACCGTTTGCGGTGCGGGCTTCTTGGTTGGCGATTGCCTTTACAAATGCGTTCATTTTAATTTCCTTCAGGTTACAAATAAAAATATTGCTGTATATAACCTATACAACTGGATGAGCGGCGCAGAAAATTAGTGTTCTGGTCAGCCTGTTTAACACGCCCTGACCCTATTATAGTTAATCTACTATACAATATCTTATGTTCAACAAGCACTATCCGAAATTTAGTCCGGAACGTATTACGGGTTCTCCGTATATAGCTACCTTTCGATAGCAGCCAGAATGCCCTTGCGGGCAAGCAATTTGTTGCTGTATTCATCCAAGAATAAAACAGAGTGACTGTTACACGATTTTATTGTCTGGTTGCCGCTTATCCATTTAAGGCTTTTGTAACACAACCATAGCAAACGATTCGGCGATGCCCTATTCAATGTGCTTCTTCATTGACAAATACCCGGTACTTTGCCGGTCTAGTTATTGCATTGGTGTACAGTGTTTCCACTGCATAAAGTCCTCCGACCACTTTCTATAACATTTACTGTAGTTTTGAGATGCTGTAATCACTCTAACAAATACAACAGGATAGTTTTTAGCAGTTATTTTAATCAGGACTACAAATCCTGAGCGATAAAATAAGTTTGCCTTTCGGCGTGTCAGTATCTGCTTCAAAGCCAATTAAGGCTCCACAAATACTGTGCAACTAAGTTTCATCTAATCATAGTTAATGATTGAGGCTGAACCTATCCTAACAAATACAACAGGGTAGTTTTGTACTTTTTTATTCAAGTGGGAAATCCAAACCCACCTCGTCCAGGTGCAGGGAGTTTGATGTCCTTACAATCCCCCAGACCAACATAGTTTTAAGTATGTGCTGAACCTACCCTAAAAATTACTAACTGTCTCTAAGTATTAATTATACAGCGTATTTGCTGTATTGTCAATACTTTTTTCAATAAAATTAACAGGATCAACTTTTTGCGAAGAGCTACGCTACCATTACGTCAGTACTCACGCTTTTATCGGAGTACCCGGGAATCGAACCCGGACAAGCCCTGTTATGTTGCATTTTTAGTTGCTGAACTGATCCTAAATATGGAGTAGGCGGTCAGATTTGAACTGACGGTTTTACGGATTTGCAATCCGTCCCCTTGGGCCTCTCGGGCACGCCTACATAAACTACTTAAATGGCGGAGCATGTAGGAATCGAACCTACTCGCCTCTTTCGAAACGACAGTTTAGCAAACTGCTGCCTTAACCGGTCGGCCAATGCTCCGTTATCTCTTTCGGTGTCTATCGTACTTCTCTATATATGGTTCTAATGACCATGTGTCGGACTCATCTATTAACGGAGCAGGCACTGTTGGACTGTGTCCAAATGCAGATGCTTCAAATGCCGCCATTAATTCCGCAGGAATAGTGTCCATATCTAACTCTTCGTAGATAACACTATCTTTAAAATCCTTACGGAATTCGTCGTCATCGTCTTTTTTCATAATACTATTTAACAAATGGATGCGGGTGATAGATTCGAACTACCGTTGCACCTGGCTTATGAGACCGGTGTGGTGACCACCCTACCCGCAATAACTATGGTGGAGGATATCAGGATCGAACTGATCACCTACTGCTTGCAAAGCAGCCGCTCTCCCAAATGAGCTAATCCCCCGTTATACTGAAACACACTTAATAAGCTTCACGCATCCGCCTCCGAGAGAGCCACGCATCCAAAGCAAGTATGTTTTAGTATAATGGAGTGCTGAGAATACACACTTACCGGATAACACTTCGGATATTATTATAACCCTTGCGAGGTTACTTTCTTCCGACTTCCACTAAATCCATATTGCTATGTAATCTAGTCTGCTATCAACATCGCATTTTAAAGTCATGCAGTAGACTTGACATGATATTCTACTCTGTAGTGCCATTCCCGTCTGCCTTGCGAGCAGTTCACAGTCGCTAAACCGTTCCGAACTTTCTTCTACAAACTAATGTTGCCTTGCGAGCTTCACCAGACTCAGTTACCTTGCGGTCCAAGTTTTAGATGTCTTTCGAATATCACCGAAGTAGTCTTTGCTTTTTATTTCAAATAAACCATATGAACGGGCGTCAACCCAATCTACTAAGATGTGCTACTTCAGTTGCCGAATAATCTTTTGGACTACCCGATACAACACACCTCGTACCTTTCGCTTGCGGCTACTCAGTCGTTTTTTACGATCAATGTGCATATAAATATGCCCACGAACCATTAAAACTGCGTATAAGCCCTTGCCTGCAACAGCTCGGACAAATACACTACCCTTTCCCATACCAGTTAACAAGTTGGTTTGTAATGAGGTCAGCACCACCTGTTACTCTCCTTTAACTGACGTTCCCCTTTCAGGCGTCTAAGCTAAAGTTATTTCCATTACACTTGCTTTGCTGTTACTTCACCCGGTGTTCTCGAATAAAGCATCCTTTCGGATGTGAGCAGGCTTGTTTAGATGAACCATTGCTGGTGCAAGTATGTAGAAATCCTTGCTTTGGGCATATCGCTATGCTTATTCTAAAGAGGCTAAACCCCCAAATTCTTATACAAATACACACATGGACATAGGTTGTTTAATGCACCCTGCCACCGATTAAACTTCGTTGTGCGTATGTGTATAAGAATTCTTATACATTATGTTTTTAAAGAGCGTATGTTAATTTCTTAACATGTTTATATTATAGCAAACTTTCGTCTACTTGTCAACCTATGGAGGAAAGTAATGGAATCGAACCATCACCGGCTACTAACCAATGGAACAGTTTTCAAGGCTGCTTGCTCACCATGAACTCTACCTTCCGTAGTTCTATTTATACCATAATTAAGTGTTATCTGCTCTATTTAGGAGTGAGGTGCTTCCTCTCCAAAGCGACTAAGCAGTTATGTTAGGACCTGTTCCTCGCCAGTTAGGCCCGAATAGTTAGTACGTCTACTAACGATACCATGATAACACTTAATTATGGTGCGGGTGACTGGACTCGAACCAGCACGACTTTCGCCGGGAGATTTTAAGTCTCCTGTGTATACCATTTCACCACACCCGCAAAATATAAACTTTAACTTTTAAAGAACTTTACTGCAACTAACTCTATCGTTTGCTGCTATGTAATAATTATAACGTATTTTAGCGGATCTGTCAAGTTATATCTGGCCTCTTTATCCAGATTCGAACTGAAATTTACTTCTTAGGAGGAAGCCGTGCTGTCCAGTTGCACTATAAAGAGTTAAATAATACTATGAGAACATACGAAAGCTATACACCCTTAGGATTACACTTTATGCTATCTTTAAGTGAGCAAGGTGTATGTTACATTATCGTCCACGATGTATATGATGTTGAAGTGACTATGCGATACTTCACAAACGTGAATAAAGCACTTCGGTTCATCAACAACTTGTAATTCACAGAATGATTTTTACCTTTGTTATTTAACTTCGGGCATTTCGATATTGCTATCTAGACGGACGGTCCCGACTTGCTCAAGATTGCTGCAATCATTCTAAAAAACTGGAGCGGGCAACGAGAATCGAACTCGTAACTTAACTTTGGCAAAGTTATGTGTTACCACTAGCACCATGCCCGCATTAAAACTATTTATAATTTGGTACCCCGTCTCAGATTCGAACTGAGAGCCAACTCCTTTTGAGAGAATCCGCACTACCAATTAGCGTAACGGGGCATTGTATAACAGGATGTTGTGACTAAGCCGGGACTCGAACCCACGTCACGCCCCCAGCGGGCCGGCCTTCAGAGTGCCTTTCGGCGATGGTTGAAGTAATTTCATGTTGCTGAATACATCCTAAAATTTGGTGGTTCTAATTGGTAACGATCCAATCTTCTCGACTTATGAGGCCGGCATACATCCATCTATATCATAGAACCATATAAAAATACACTGCAATCATCGCTTGCTGGCATCGGTGCAACCCGAGTGCATCCAGTAGTTCGTAACGAGCAGATCCTTCCAACCGCTGTCTGCCACCCTTTGGGTAGGGCAATGTATTTGTATATGGTGACAATTTAGTCTGATAATTGTCAAAGAGTTGTGGAGAGTCGACGCTCCTTTGTGGGCCAGAACAAGTTCGGGTTATCCTCACAGGGCCTTCACGTTGCCCTTTTAAATATTATACTATCTTCTATAATACTTGTAAATGATTCCTGTTGTTAACGCACAACAGGAAAGGCGGGGTCCGATCTTACGCTGCTACAAAGTTTCTAACCCACAGTAAACGAGCTTGCTCGTCCATTGCGGTGTAATCAACTATGTTAGCCCGAATAGCATCCACAAGTGGATAATATTCTTCATCAAGGCTTAACTTAATGTCTTTGTTCATATCCACTAACTTATCGGTCCGAGGATTGCGAGCAACCCACTTCGATGTCAAGTAGTATGGACTTTTAATTTTAGCACTTAGGCCGTCTTTCGTGTAGAATACGAATCCTTCGTGCTTTACAGTCTTTGCTAACTTTTCCATTTCACCAACTGTTGTTTGAGTTGCTTCTGCATATCCGCACTTCAAGTGGCTCAGCGCAAAATCTCTAGCCCAGTCTGACATGTCCTTGCCGAACATTTTTATTTCGCTGTCCCAAGTATTATCACGCAGTCCCAGAAAGTACATTCCTGCATCTTCCGGCACAATGTGTGGATCACTTGGATGGCAGCATTCAAACATAAGGGTTACCCCTTCTGCATTATGTATCTCAAATTGCCAATCTTGCCAGGACTGATGCTTTAGCATCATTTCCTTTGCATAATCAACATAATCGTTTGCTGTAGAACCAGTTGTGGACAACAGTATATCACCGTTGTGCCAAGTCATTGCGATCATGAAACCGTTTATCTTTCGATAAGCAGTTACTTCTACATTGTCTGCTAACTTCGGAGCCTTTGCTTCTATTCCGTAGTTGTATATCTTTGTAAATGGACGTGATACAATGTTAAACTCTGCATCGACGATAGTTCCGCGGCATTCTTCTAGGAAATCATTCCACAAGTTATCGTAAAATACTTTGCGCTTATACTTGAGAACGAAGATGCCGTCACCTGCTGACTTCATTGTCACAAGCTTTGGATTTTCATCTACAAACTTCTTCAACTCATCTTTAAACATTTTAATCTTTCAATACTAAACAATATCGACACTGGAAGTTAAACCAATCCTTGGAATAAGTAGTGTCCTCTCCGTAGCGTCCGTAGAGAATTTCTTCTCCTTCAATTGCTCGGATAGTTACAGCAAGCTTCCCGCCATCGGCAGGTGCCCACTCTTGTCCTACCACAAGTTCGTTTGCGGGATAAATGTGTTCACAGACTAGCTTACGCCCGTTTATAACTTCTACTCGCATAATAAACTCCTTAAACGTGATGTCCTTTAATTTCGCCCTTTAGTGCGTCCTTAATTGCATCCTCCATTAACATTACAATCTGGCCAGTTGCGTCAAAGCCCATATCACGTGCCCGGAACTTTTCTAATCCGCTTTGGCCACCGTGTAAGTGACCATGAAAGTGAACAGCACCTCTGTGCATTTGATCCCATTCGGCAATCGGATAGTGAAACATCACAATCTTTGTTCCGTTATAGTTGATATCCAGGTACTTATGTACTTCGGAAAAACAGTTGTAAAACGACTTGTCGTGCAGTGCCTTCTTATCGTGATTACCTTCAACTAAAATCTTAGTACCGTTTAGACGACGCATAATTGCAGTTGCCTTCTGTGCATTGTGAAATGCTACATCACCTAAGATGTAAGTCAAATCCTCCGGCTGCACAATTTCGTTCCATTCACGGATCATTGCTTCATCCATAAACACAACATCATTCTTAAACCGAGATCGGTTAATTGGACAAAACTTCATAATATTTGCGTGTCCAAAGTGCAAATCGCTTGTTACATATGTTCTCATTTTATTTTTCTTTCTTAATATACATACATTATAACACAGGATTTACCATCTGTCAAGTAATTTATTCGTTCCCAACAGTTGTCTTACGGCTGTTGTACCGTGCGTTATACGCATTCTCCTATATTAGATTCCCCCGGGTGTGGGCAACTTGGACAAAAACGAATAAAATTTGTAAACGAACTTAATCGTTAATCTCTGCAACGTATTTTACTAAATTCATTGCGATTGATTCGTTATTTTTTTTAGTATGTTGTAGTGCATACAATCTTCCTATTACTTCTGGATTTTTAGAATGCCTAACCCCCATTGCCCAATCTGGGAATTCTCGTTCGTCACGATCAATTGTAACTAGATTGTTAATATCTTTATGTTTTGAACTTTTTCTAATACGGGCAAGAACCTCTACTAATATATCTTGTTTGCATTCTAATACTTGCAGAAAAGTTCCGCCACAGTATAACAAAAATCCTGTTATATCGTTTTCTTTATTGTATTTTCTAGAAGAGACTAACATTTCGTTTAACTCTTCATCAGTCATCAGCTTTGTAGCCGTACTGGTGTAAATGTATTGCTTGATTTTCATATCACTTCCAAATATAAACACCCTGCGGTGCTTGAACCCACGGTAGCCCCACTCTTCATGGCCGGTCCTTGCTTTGGTCGACTTTGGCAAGTTTTTCGGTGTTCCACTGTAGCTACTACAGGATATTTATACTTGCAGACTCAGTGCGGCAGGCTACGATACCTGCATCTCCTAGCGATTTACCTAATAATCTACTTGCACCGCATTACTGATGCCGGAGGGATTCGAACCCATCTTCTCCTAGCGCATTTCCATTATGCTACGCGAGTCCTACGGGTCATGACTTCCGTAAATGGAGCAGGGTAATTAATCCTACTTACCATATATAAACACACTATCCTCTCTACCCATGTACCTCGGGACGGGCTGTTACCGTGCGAAGTATGTTTATATATGATATGAGCAAAATTACGAGTAGTGGACACTGCCCCTCTTAGGTCGTTCAAGTATTTTATCTCCACAACAATACAAGACACTTAGGCCGTTTGCAAGGCTCTCACACCATATGTAAGTACACTACCAAGAGTCCGATTCTTGCTAGGACGCATCAACTTTGTGTTTGCAACCACTAGGTATAACCTCGTCATAATATACTTGCATATGGTAGGACCACCGAGACTCGAACTCGGAACTGGCGGATTAAAAGTCCGCTGTGATAACCATTTCACTATGATCCCATATATGGTCCTCCGCCACAGACTCGAACTGTGTTCTTCCGGTTAAGAGCCGGTTGCTTCACCACTAAAGCTTGCAGAAGGTGTTACGTATTTGTTTGTCTTTTACGTGCCACCTTAAACCATACATGGGGGTTTAAAGTGACACTATAGTTTAGCTGAACTTCGCTTCATATATAGTACCTCTTTTGTTTATGTGTTAATTATACAGCGTTTTTGGTACGCTGTCAACCACTATTTTTTAGAATTTGCCTTGTAGCTCGAAATCGCTACTCGTGCTAAAGATTGATGAACCCAATTTATTACATCAGGAATATGTGCAGGCTTTGTAAAGTACCTATCGGCTTTATGCTCAAGGATCCCTTCTTCGATATCTCTTTTTTCACTGTTTCCTGTGATAAGAGCAACTTTGGTTCCTTCTAACGCAGGGTTTGATCTTATGTAATCTAACACTGCATAACCACCTACATCTGGCATAACAACATCAAGTAAAACAACCATTGGTTTATTTTCTTTTAATATTGAAATAGCTTCTTCACCACCCGATGCTACTACTATGTGACAAGAATCTTTTAAAACTGTTGTCCATAGTAGGCGCATTTCTTTTCGATCATCAACAATCAGCACTGCTGGCATAATTAACTCCTAGTGATTGTATTTACTAGTTAACCGGAGTTTCCATCCTTGATGCGATACCCGGTAATCATGTCATAGTCTTGCCAATTACCTAAATCGAACTGTTCTTTCTCATCGTATGTCCAACCTAGCACCTTCATCATCTTGTGCTTCACGAGTACATTCGGACTACGAAAGCGATCAGTATCATCAAACCCCATCTTGATTCCGATTTCAGCGACTGCACCGCTACGACATATACCTGCGTAGCAATGTACAATAACATTCATATCGTTGTCAAGTGCTCGTTGCAGTAATGCCACAAGCTGGCCTGCTTGAACATCACTTATGCGACATTCTTCGTCAAATATAGTATCCGTTTCTTCGATATCTAGGAACTCGAATCTATGAGATTCCATAAAGTCATGCTTTGCTTCTGGCCACCAGGAGGTAGCAGTATCCATAATTTGGATAAGCATTGAACGTGGCCCAGGATCTTTGTGAAACGCCTTATTCATATCGTCGGCTGCTGCGTTTTGAATGAATGGCATATCTTTCTCCTAAAATTTAATTATAATATCAGTTTTACCTGATGTCAACCGTTGGTCTCCCCGGATGGAATCGAACCACCATTCCTAAGTTCGTAGCCTAGTGTATTATCCATTATACTACGGGGAGAAAAATTTGGTGCGATGTAAAGGAATCGAACCTTTGTGTCTGTCGAGTCAGAACAGTGCTCTACCATTGAGCTAACAAAGCAAATTGGCGGAAGATAATGGAATCGAACCATCCGCAGCTCATCGCCACAGGAACAACTTTCCAAGTTGCTTAGTGCCCAGCACTTCTACCTTCCTATTGTTGTTTTACTGCTTGAAGTGTTTGTTTTAACTTTTCGTCAGTTTGAATTGTGTTATTCTTGAGTGACTGTATTACAACTTCTTTAGGCTTCTGCAAATCAATCGCTTTTTGTTGTGCTTCGGTAATCTTCGGAGCAGCAACAGGTGCCTGTGTAATTATGTTTACCGGTAATGCAGGTAGTTGTGCAACTTGCTTTGTTGGAATCATTACAGATAACAGTACTTGTAATTGACCATTAACTGTTTGCAGGTGCATCACTTGCTCTTCTAATCTCTTATTTGTCTCGGACATCTGCTCTTGCAGTGCCTTTTCCTTTGCGTACCGTGCATCTATTGTGATTGCTACCGGCACTGCTGATACAACAGCAATAATAACTGCTGCGATACCAAATGTACCTAACTTAGATATTGTTTCGCTTAATTCTTTTATGCTCATATCAGTTCCTTAGTAATTTGCTATATAACCCCACGCATTATACTGCGAGGCAAAGCAATTAGTACCAACTGGTTGCGGATTTACATGTGCTACAACTTGTTGAGGAATTTGTTGTCCGTACTGATTAACTGCAAAATATTGGATAACACAAATGTTTCCGAATATTTGTCCGTTTTGCGCTTGCCATAGCATCGATGATGCAGGTAACGCTAAACATAAAAGAAGTAATATAATAAGTTTCTTGAACATATTATATTTATACTTAATTGGTGGCGACCCAGGGATTCGAACCCCGACTCCGTCCTGATAATGGAAGTGTATTTGTAGTGCGGAAAACATCCTTGCCAGGATGCGCTTTTTTACTACGTGTGCTACCGTTACACTAAGTCGCCGAAAAATAACAGGATCAACTTTTATTTTCATTTACAGTGAAATTTTATTAAGTTTGCTGAACTGATCCTAAAACTGGTACCTCGTTGGAGAATTGAACTCCCATCAACGGTATGTAACACCGCTATTCTACCATTAAACTACCGAGGCATAAAAAGGTTTTTGGGAGCATCTTTCGATGTTGTCTCGAGAAAGGGAGATCTTGTTTCTTTCACGTTAAACCCGCGGTGTATTGCTACAGCGCCGCTACTTACGACTCAAACCTAACCGTCTATCCCAAAATGAGAACATACTAGCGTAATATAAGTATGTTCTCATTTTTGGTGCTGAATGCGGGAATCGAACCCACGTAAGCTACGTACCAAGCAGCTAGGTTACCACTACATCAATTCAGCTATTATTGGTGCCCAGGATGGGATTCGAACCCACACTGTACGGTTTCTAAAACCGTTGTCTCCTACCAATTGCACTACCTGGGCTTAAATGGATCTTCTTCCGGACTAATTACAGGAGTATAATCAGGCGTAGTTGGCTTCACGTCTAACGGAGCCGGTATTGTATCTGCAAATTGATTCTCGAGCGCAATATTCGAGTCTAAGAACTCTTGCCAGAGCGAATCACTAAATGATTCATACACATCAGGTACTGGGATTGCGTCTGTTGGGAGCTTCATAAAATTATTTAGTATTCAACACTCCGTAGCCGGGATTCTGTTCTATGCTAACATTAATCTATACCAAGTTCAATCACTACACTTACCTCCAGCACATTACATTAAGGTAGTTAATTCCGCCCGAATTTTTCAAGGTAATGCAACTAACAAGGAGAGTTGTTAGATCAAACTTAAATATTCTCCCCGGGTTTCAATCCGGATCATTGATGCCACAACCCGCACCTATAAGCAAAAGGTTCCCAGGTGCTGTTTGTGTTGCACACTATATCACGGTAGTATTAACGAGGATACTGCTACAACCAAAAAGGTCTTAGCCCAACTTTCATCGCAATATTGCTATTCCTTTGAAGTGCCTCTCCTACTCGCCCTTTGCGTGTGTCCCGAACTTCCTGACTTGCGCCCGTTAGCTCGAATGTTGAAATCGTTTAGCATTAGCGATATTGTTTCCTAACATACGCTGATGCTTTTGTTCTTTAAGTATGTTAGCTTTTTCTTCGCCCAACATTTCTATATGTGTTCTACCTGCAAGTTTATCTCGGACATTGTCGCCCCATCCTGCTGGCATCGTGCGTCCCTTATACCATCCGTGTGGTATAGCATCGCTCTTGTTTGTTTTAACATTTTCAGTACCGTTAGTGATCCACATCTTACCAAACTGTGAATTTTTATCACCCGGACCACCGTAGCCTCCTTGCAGACCATCTTCGGGTTCTAAGTTAGCCCAATCTGCTGATTCTACTATGTTATTCTTTGCACTAAAATCTAATGCAGTGGCTACACATTCGTCTTTGTCTGTATAGTAGCCTAATATTTCTGTTGTAACATTGTTACCGTGATAGTTAATGTGATTTAACCATCTTGTGCCCGACCCTTTATACTTGGATGGATCTTTAGTGATCGTTTTTCCAAAGTATTTTAAGCCAGTGTCGTTGTGCGTTTTAATGTATAAGTAAGTGGGTTTGAACATACACTTATTTATCATTTCTCAATAAAAACGAACTTCCTCTGTTGCCAGCGTTAGCTCGAATGTTGAAAAATTGGTGCCTTATGGCAGAATCAAACTGCCGCAATCTGATTACGAAACAGATGTACTGTCACTATACGAAAAAGGCAAATTTGGTACCCCTGGTCGGATTCGAACCGACATCCAAAAACTTTTAAGGCTGTCCGCACTACCAATTAGCGTACAAGGGCATTAACTGTGGCTGAGGGAGTAGGACTTGAACCTACATACTCTTTATGAGCGCTGATTTCAAAGACCAGTGTGGCTACCATTTCACCATCCCCCAATAATATATGGTACGAGCGGAGAGGATCGAACTCTCTCAAGAAGGCTAATCTGGCCCTAAAAGTCTTATAAGGACTCTCTGACTTCCAAGTCTCGCTCGCATAACAGGTTCTGCTTTTAAGTGCTGCCACTACACTAACACAGTGACTAACTCTGTGTCCGGGATTCGAACCCGGCCTCTTCATTTTGGAGATGATTAATTAATTGCTGTAAAGAACCTAATAGTCAAAAATAACAGGATCAACTTTTTAGTTTGAGAATGAATCAAATTTTATTAAGTTTGCTGAACTGATCCTAAAACTGGTGCTTGCTACGGTTCCCCGTACAGTAAGGCTAACTAGACTATGTCGTCCTTATATGCTACTCTTTACATTAAACAAGCGAATAAAACAGGATGCCTTTTTATTGACGGCTTTCAAGGCCGGTGCTCTACCTTAGAGCGTACTACGCATGGAGCGTGGTGTCGGAATCGAACCAACTGATCATAAATGATCGTTGCTGCAAGCATCCTAAAATGAATAAGCAGACTGAAATAAGAGTCAAGGGGAATCGAACCCATCATTTCCACCATCCAGGCGCTCTCATGCCCGTTTCAGTCAGGCTCTGCTTAACTTGGGGGCGTCTGCCGGGTTTGACCGGCGCCTTCGGTCATATACCGACCGATATACTTACTTTATACTAAGCTACCCATAAACTTGGTCTCGGTAGAAAGAATCGAACTTTCGCTTCTACGTCCCAAACGTAGGGTGATACCATTTCACTACACCGAGATAATACTATATGACTCTACCTTTCCGCCATCCTTCGGGAATGGCGGAAGTCTTGTTAACTGATAAACTTTCTTTTCCATCGGTTATCCACATTTTTCCAAATTGAGAATTAGCAGACCCTTGTTGATGGGCTATTTTTTTATATGTTTCTTTTTTCTTCTCTTGTGAAGCAGGTAATGCTGCTTGCTCACATCCTTTAGCTCTCGACTTGCGATACAATTCTTCCATCGCTTGATCACCTTTCCAAACCGTTCGAAGTTGCTTAAATGCGGATCGCGAAGCGTCTTTCCACTTTTTGCAAATTTCTTCACTCCACAGATGCTTATTTGCGTAAAAACCAGCTTTACCTACTTTTGTTCTCTGTGCAGGAGTTAATATTTTGTTTATATAGTCAAATCCGCCGGTACCGCCTCTTCGCAAATTGTAAACATCATCTCTTGCTAAGAATTCGTCAGTAACAACTTCTTTTTCTCGAGCAAACATGTCTTTTGAATTATCAAAAGTTTCTAAAATAGTTTTAGTAAAGTATTCGATACCATATTTGCGTATTGCGTTAGAAATAACTTTACCTGAGCCCATATATCCGTCATCTAGTGACTTCGTTTTATGGACTCCCACATAAATCTTACCGTTAACGGTATTTTTAATTTCGTACAAATAGTAATGCATACTTTATTTATGCGTAACCTGTGGGTAGCTGAGGAATCGAACCCCAACCATTTCTAGTCCTGCTGTGTTCGAAACAGTGGTATGCCCAGCATACATAACTACCCATAAACTTTGGCATCCTGTGCGGGAATCGAACCCGCATTACCGACTTGAAAGGCCAGCGTTCTAACCATTAAACTAACAAGATATAAATTGGTCTGTGTACTTGCCACAATATTTTGGTCTCCCATGAAGGACTCGAACCTTCGATTTCCTCGTTCCAAACAAGGAGGCATAGCCGCTAGCCCAATGAGAGTTTAATTTTCCATTGTTTGATATAATTTAACACTATATCTTCAATAATATGTTTGTACTTGCTGTGCCAGTAATGATGATGCGTTGGGCACAACGGAATAAGATTAGACGGATCATTGTTCTTTTTATTATGATCTAAGTGATGTACTACTACAATCTTATCTTCTTCGCATACTACGCATTTCTTTTTATGATACGCAAAGCAAGTTGTTTGATATCGGTCTTGTTTCCAATTCCCGTGATTTTCGCCTGTCCTAAATAATTTATTAGAACAACTATGAGAACAAGTTCCTTTACTATTTTTGAAATCCTTTATAGGATTTCCACATACTAAACAATCCCTTTTATTAACGGGATCAAGATAGCACGAGTTTGTGTGTCGCGTTACGCTATGCGGGAATATAAGTTTCTCACAATGAACGCATTTAATTTTAGTTGCGGTGTTTAACATTATGTATTTATACAAACGGTTCAGTTTGTAGTATTTTTCAAACTGAACCGTTTGTCACAGATAAAATTGGTGCACCTAAGGAGAATCAAACTCCTCTACTTCTGGCTTCAAATCCAGCTAGTAATATCAATCTAGCGCATAAATGGAGCGGGTAGCCAGTATCGAACTGAGCTATTCAAGTTTGGAAGACTAGTGTGTATCCGTAAACACCTTACCCGCATTAAACTTTGGTGCAACCTACAGGGATCGAACCTGTTTCAATGGCTCTTCAGACCACCGCTATGACCACATCAGCTAAAGTTGCATATATTGGGTTGAACTGGGGAATCGAACCCTCCCTAACTGTTTCACAGACAGTTGTGCATCCATTACACTAAGAACAACATTGATTGGCTCCGCACTCAGGAATCGAACCTGATTAAACAGTGATTAACAGTCACGGCCTTGTCCATACTTGGCTTCTGCGGAATAAAAATTGGCTGGCAAACCTGGGCTCGAACCAGGGACATTTTGATTAACAGTCAAACGCTCTACCAACTGAGCTATATGCCAATATTTGTGGTGCCCCATGACAGAATCGAACTGCCATTACCTGATTACAAAACAGGTGGTCTACCATTAACCTAATGGGGCGTAATTTTAACTTGTATAAGTAATTATACATTACTGTGGTAGCCTGTGCAAGATTTGAACTTGCGGCCAACGCCTTATCAAGACGCTGCTCTACCCCTGAGCTAACAGGCTATACACTTTGGTACCCAGAACAAGAATCGAACTTGTAATTTCCGCTTATCAGGCGAATATTATAACCATTTAATTACCCGGGCATACTAAAACTTGGCGATGCGTGGGAGAATCGAACTCCCGTCTACGGATAGACAATCCGCGATAATAACCATTATATGAACGCACCTTAAAATAACAGGATAGCTTTTGTCGCTAGACAACCATAGTTAGCTTTTTGTTTGCTGTAACTATCCTAAGACTGGTACGGGTAGAAGGAATCGAACCTTCACTAACAGAGTCAAAGTCTGTTGTGCTACCACTACACAACACCCGAATAAAAATTGGCGCCGTAGACGAGAATCGAACTCGCCTAAATCACATCGACAGTGTGGTACTCTCCCAGAGAGTGACTACGGCAAATATAACAGGATAGTTTTTACGGTTTCAATTAAAAGTTGAATGTAATTGGTTGCTGAACCTATCCTAAAACTGGTGGAGGCCGGGGGTATCGAACCCCACTAGACATGATCATTGCAAGTGAACACCGCAGCCCTCTGCTGCCCCCATAACTGGAATCACGTACGGGAATCGAACCCGCCTGCACAGGATGAAAGCCTGCTGACCTAACCCAGAAGTCCAACGTGATATAAAACTGGCATACCCCCTTGGATTCGAACCAAGCCTAACGGTTTTGGAGACCGACGTGCTGCCGCTGACACTAGGGATACATAACTAATTGAAGTCCTGCTTGACATTGTAGTGCAGGTAACTGTGTCGTCTTCAAACTTGGTGGATGCGATAGGAGTTGAACCTATACAGTCTTATTTGTACGCGGGTGGGTTACAGCCACTTGAGCTCACCAATGCTCGGCACATCCATATATGGTGGACAGTGTTGGATTCGAACCAACGTGCAGTTACGAGCGGATTTACAGTCCGCCACCTTCGGCCTCTCGGTCAACTGTCCATATAATTTAACACACTCTGTTGAATGTGTATGTTAAAGCAGACTAACTAAGCTATGCCCCGTCACTAGATTCAGAGTCTAGTCGTTCGTTAGTCTGCTTTAACATGTTTGATTTTTCGCTCCACAAGAGGAGTTTCATCCCAAACACCGCCCTTTCGTCCCATGTTTTAAGTGCAGGACCCGGTCTACGTTACCGTACTATATTACACTAAACTCACTTTACGCTTCACAGCGTTAAAACTATTGATTAATCTTTATTACTTAAATACTTAAATATCGAATTGCAGATAATAATGAGTTAACATTATCTTTTGCAAATCCTAACATTAAGTTACAATTATTGCACAATAATCCTCTAACTTTTCCTGTTGTATGACAATGATCAACTGCTAGTCCTTTTTCAAGTTCCGACTGATGAGTATTGCAAATTACACAACATCCATTTTGTTTCGCAAACATTGCATTATATTGTTCTAATGTTATTCCGTATTTTTTACGGTAATCAAGTTTTCTTTCATAAATTCGTTGTTTTCTCTTTTCCTCTACTATTTTACAAGTAGCGCAACGTATATGATTTTTACCTGTTTTAACGAACTCTATTCCGCAATCTTTGCATTCTTTCATATTAAACTCTGTTAAAAGAAAACCCGGAAGTTTTTAATTTCCGGGTTCTTAAGTTTGTTGGATACTGCTTTGTTAAGCTATACCACTTCCCTCTCGAACCCCAATTCTAATCTCACCGCGTGTCCCAATAGTTTCTGTGCTCGCATTATACGAGCTAAAGCTATTAGAGGCGCAATCATGCCACATCGGAGCCACGGGTTTTTGTAAACCCTGGACTAATGTTTGCAATGATATGAGACTATAATACATTTTATGTTTTCCGTTTAACTTTCATTTACATACGCTACCTTATTGCAGCGTATGTGTTTATTATACATTTATTTAGCTTCGTTGTCAACCCCTGTTTGCGTTATTTTGAATCTTTTTACAATTCTTTTACTGCTTACAGGAATCTCTAACTTGTATCTATTGTAGCACCATGCTACTAAGTTGTCAACTCTTTTTGTGTTGTATTTTACCTACATCATCAAACAGTGCTATCAACTTATGTGTTTATTATACATTTATTTATCCTCGGTGTCAAGCATATGTTGTAAAATGGCTACAAAATAGATCGAAAATAAGCAATTGTTTTTTCTAGCCCTTGATCTAGCGCAATTTTTGGCTCCCAATCAAGTAGTTGCTTTGCTTGTGTAATGTCCGGACGTCGTTGTTTCGGATCGTCTAGTGGTAACGGCATTTGCAGAATTTTACTATCGCTTCCGGTTAAGTTGATAACTTTTTGGGCTAGTTCGAACATTGTAAACTCACCCGGATTGCCTAAGTTGATCGGACCTGGCATCCTATCTCCGTCTAATGACATATAACGTTGCATGCCATCTAGCAAGTCGTCAACATAGCAGAAGCTTCTTGTTTGCTGCCCATCTCCGTATATTGTAATGTCTTTACCTTGTAGTGCTTGAACAATAAAATTACTTACAACACGACCGTCCTGCTTTGCCATCCTTGGACCGTATGTATTAAAGATACGGATGATTCTAACATCAACATCGTGTACACGATAATAATCCATAAACAATGTTTCGGCTGCGCGTTTCCCTTCATCATAGCAGCTACGGATGCCAATCGGATTCACATTACCCCAATATGTTTCGGGTTGTGGGTGTACTTGCGGGTCTCCGTAAACTTCGCTGGTGGACGCCTGCAAGATCTTTGCGCCAGTTCTCTTTGCAAGGCCTAACATGTTATATGCACCGATTACACTTGTTTTCATTGTTTGAATTGGATCCCATTGATAGTAGAATGGGCTTGCTGGGCAGGCAAGATTATAAATTTCATCTACTTCGACATACAACGGAATGCATATGTCTTGTCGGATAACTTCAAAATTTGGGTTACTTAGCAAATGAGCAACATTACTTTTACTGCCTGTAAAGTAGTTATCAACGCATAAGACATGGTGGCCTTGTGCTACTAATCTATCGCATAAGTGACTTCCTAAGAAGCCTGCGCCACCTGTTACTAGAATCTTTTTCATATGTTAGTTCCAAGGATAGATATCAGTTACAAAGGTAACTGCGTTTGGTACAATCTTGTCTTTGTACTTTTCTAGATTATTTTGAACAGTTTCTGGAAAGTAGTCATCAATCTGGACATACTCAAATTTTTCAGTTCCATCAAATCCCAGCAAGCCTACTTTGTTTTCAATCATCCAATCAACATTTAGTTTATCTAAAATTGCAGGAGTATTTGTTTCTGCATGAGCAAAATTCTTAATCTTATTTGCAGCAAACTCAGTATTACCAAAGTAAGTAAAATGCCAACCTGCATGCGTAATTGCAATAATTTCAGATGTTGGTTTTTGAGTCCACGGAAATGTATATCCACGTTCAGTTTGTGGATCTGTAAATACTCGACCGCGTGTAACCATAATATTACAATGCAATTGAGAATTTACCATCAAGTAATTTAATTTAAAGTAGGACATCATAATTCCTAGCTTGTATCTATCGTAGTCGTTAGGGTCGACTTTAATCATATCAATTGCATCTGGTCGAGGAATTTCATCGCAGTCTGCAACAATAACAATGTCGTCAGGTGCTAAATCAGTTAGTCCACGTTCAATCGCTTTTCTTTGGAACATTTCGTTTTCCCAAGAATTCGCAGAGTTAGGCATATCGTCTACTAATATGTGCCGAATCTTACTTTCGTATTTTTTAAACTTATCCCAATTGTCCTTGAGAAAATAAGGTTTGGGGTTATTTTGGTGTGTTCGATTTGCTTCCGCAATTACGAAAAAATCTACACTGTTCCAAAGCTCCTCAAGTCTGAGTTCCAAAATATCGAACTCGTTGTAAAATGTAAAACAATCAAAAACTCTCATTCTAATTCCCTGTAATATTGTATCTATTTAATATAGCATCTCTTCGCTCAAGAGTAAATTGAGTTTGCTATATAGAATTAAATAGTGTAAACTATACACTTAATGGATGCAACCGATGCGTAATTTTTCGACGATGGGAACTTTTGGGGATACAATTTACAGTTTGTGTCTAACCAAAATGTTAGGAGGCGGGAATCTTTATGTTAAGCTAAATGCACTTGATGATTTTTGCAGAAATGTAATAGGTTGGAAAGATGCAGGCCCTGCAAAGGGAAGATACACACAAAGAGATTTCGAAATGATTGAGCCGTTGCTCAATGCTCAAGACTATCTGCACACTGTTGCAGTTTGGAATGGCGAACCTGATTGCGAAGATTACATCGATCATTGGAAAATGCATCTTATTAAAGGTTGGCAAGGCAATCAAACAGAATGCTACGCACTAACAAAAGGCATGGATATTCATAATATTGATGTTAAAAAGAAAGTGCTTTGGGAACCGTGGCTAACTCCGGTTTCTCCAATTGTAGTTCCTGGCAAGCCAATTGTAGTAAACAGAACTGTTCGGTATCTCTATGGCGCGCCTAGCGACGAGTGGTACCAATGGATTGAAAACGGACTTGGCGAGTATGGCATGTTTGTTGGCTCTCCGCAAGAACACGCAGATTTCGAAGAACTATTTAAGACCAAGATTCATTATCAAAAGACAAATGACTTACTTGAACTTGCGCAAGTTATTCAAGGATGCGAACAGTTTATAGGTAATCAAAGTGTAGGGCTTAGTATTGCTATTGGATTAGGTAAATCCTATAGATGCGAAGTTCGCAAAGATTACGAATCAACACAAACACCACATGGTGGGTACGGCGACACATGGTTCCCACGCATTAACGGGTTTTACTTTTAAAGGATACTATGCATGCACTAGTTGAGCTACACGATAGCAACTATCAACCGTTGGCAGATTTAACGTGGGAACAAAATAAAGTTCCGTACGCTGAAAAACACGGATACAAAACATTTTGCCGTATTGGCGGAATGAAACAAGGGTCAACAATCGGATATCAAAAAATTCATTTTATTCGAGAACTAATGTATGACAATCCTGATATCGAGTGGTTTTGGTGGACAGGAACCGATGCAATGATTATGAATTTTAATACACGAATTGAGGATAAAGCACTTGATCCGTATCATTATTATGTATCTGCAGATGTAAACGGTATTAACGCAGATAGTTTACTGTTTAGAAATACCTCCGAAGGACGATCGTTTATTGAAGAGGTAATTCGTATTGAGCCAGAAGCATCAAAATTCTGGGATTCGGAGCAACGCGCAATGGCAACAGTTATGGGACTGCCGCCCGCCACCGGAGACGACAAATGGCCGCCCGGCACAAGAATAAGCGATCAGTGGAAAGACATCTGCAAGATTATGCCGCAACGGTATATGAATGCGTTTAACTATGAACTGTATCATTACACTGATCACAGAGATAGATTAGGTCAAGATGGCAATTGGCAAGTAGGCGACTGGTTAATCCATTGGCCTGCAACTTCTCTTGAACACCGAATCCGGTTGGCAAGCTTTTACAAAGAACATATAATTAAATAATGAAACATATACTAGACCAAATTAGAACATACATTGACGAGAAACATGCAGCCAAGATTTGGACTGCTGGAAAAGACTTTGTCAATTACGCGGGCCCGCATTTTAATGCAGACGAAATTGTTTCCGCTGCCGAGACACTACTAAACGAATGGTTAGTAATGGGAAATAAGAGCATTAGATTTGAAACACTATTTCCGAAGCAGTTCGGAAAGCAGTTCGGTGTATTAACCAACTCCGGGAGCTCTGCTAACTTGCTAATGATGGCTGCACTTACAAGTAAGCGCGGGCACAATCTACCTAAGGGCACTAAAGTATTAATGCCTATTGCAGGCTTCCCCACAACATTAAACCCTACACTGCAAGTTGGATTTACTCCTGTGTTTGTTGATATCGAAGTCGATACACTAAACATTGACTTAGCCCACGCAGAACGTATCCTTGCCGAAAATCCAGATATTGAAGTAATCACATTTGCGCACGTTCTCGGCAATCCTCCTAATATGGATAAGGTTATGGAACTAGTTAACAAGTATGATTTAATATTGCTTGAAGACTGCTGCGATGGCCTTGGTACAACTTACGATAGCAAACCGTTAGGTTCGTTTGGTGAGTTTGCAAGTTGTAGTTTCTATCCTGCACACCACATGACAATGGGCGAAGGCGGGTTTGTTGCAGTAAACAATAAAACACAAGAAGACATCGTTCGTGCATTTCGTGAATGGGGTCGTGGATGCTATTGCGTTGGACCAGAAGCTAATAAGCTAAAGTGTGGAACTTGCAAGTGCAGATTTAGTGAATGGATTCCTGAGATGCCGGGTGTCATATTTGATCACAAATATGTGTATGACGAAATCGGTTACAATCTAAAACCTATTGAAATTCAAAGTGCAATGGGGCTTGAACAAATTAAGAAACTTCCAGAGATACATACTCTGCGTCAACGCAATTATAGTTTGCTATTTGCAATCTATGAGAAATACGAACAATTCTTCCACATCCCTCGGCCACAAGATAAGGCAGATGTTAGTTGGTTTGCATTTCCATTAACAATTCGTAAGGATGCTCCGTTTACACGAATGGAAATTGTAGATTTCTTAGAAGAAAACTTAATACAAACTCGCCCGTACTTTGCAGGTAACATCATGTTACAACCTGCTTACAGTCACTTGATGAACCCAGCTGATGCCCGCGATAATTTTCCAGTTGCTACATTCACTATGAAGAATACTTTCTTCCACGGATGCAGCCCTGTTATTACTCCCGAGCAAATTGCATACATGGGTGAGAAGATTGATAAATTTATGAGTTCATATCTATGATTACTGCACAAGAACTAATTGATTTTGAAACCGAGATAGGTGATCTCTTTAATTCTGCAAAGATAAAAGCCCCTATCCATTTATATGCAAATAACGAAGAAAATGTTATGCGGGTATTTGAAAAAGTTAATTCTGAAAAAGATTGGGTCTGCTGCACTTGGCGTAATCACTATCAAGCACTTCTTAAGGGTATACCTAAGGAAGTGCTTAGAGAAAAGATTTTACAAGGTAAGAGCATGGTCATGAACTTACCAGAGTATAAATTTATTTGCTCAAGTATCGTCGGTGGTATTCCAAGTATTGCTACTGGAATTGCACTTGCTGCTAAGTTAAAAGGTGGTAGCGAACATGTATGGTGTTGGACAGGTGATATGTCTGCAGAGACCGGCGCATGGACAGAAGCATACAAGTATGCTGTTGCACAAAATTTACCAATCACATTTATAGTAGAAGATAACGAATTGAGTGTGTTGTCTCCTACTCACGAACTGTGGGGTAGTAACAAATGGTATCTTCCAGAGCAAGGAGTTAATTGGTATGAAAGTCCCAATTTAATTTATTACAAATACAAAAACGGAAAGTATCCGCATGCGGGTGCAGGTTTACGGGTACAATTCTAATGGCAACTACAAAAGATTATAATGATGCACTAAAGGAAGCAATGAACTGGCTTGCTGCTCAAGAGAAGACGATCATTCTCGGGCAAGCAGTTTGTTATGCAGGTACCGGATGCTATGATAGCCTAACTGAAGTTCCTGCAAATAAGAAGATGGAATTCCCTGTCGCAGAAAACTTTCAAATTGGTGTTAGCACAGGGCTTGCATTAAATGGATTTATTCCGGTGTCTGTTGTCCCAAGATGGAACTTTTTACTATGTGCTACCGATCAAATTGTTAATCACTTAGATAAAATGAAGGCTATGAGTAGTGGAGCATGTACTCCTAATGTTATCATTCGAGTTGCTGTGGGATCAGAAAAGCCTGTTGATCCACAAGATCAACATAAAGGCAATTTCGCCCAAGCATTTAGATTAATGTGTAAGAACATAGATATTGTAGAATTGCATTATGTTAATGATATCCTACCTGCATACAAAGCAGCGTACAATAGAACCGACGGTAAGAGCACCATCTTAGTAGAATTTCCGGACTACGGTAAATGAAGGTTGTCATATTAGGTGCAGGCGGATTTTTAGGAAGTAACATTCTTAAAAATCTGCTGATTAAAGGATTTGATGTCGTTCCGGTATTAAGACAAGATCTTGATCTTACAAACTTTAACAACGTCTCACGATTTCTTCATGCAACTAAACCAGACATAGTGATAAACTGTGTCATCCCAGGCGGAAGAAACAAAATTGATAATCTCGATCAAAGTGATTTCGACGAACATTTAAAAATATTTTTAAATTTTTATAATCTATCACACTATTTTAAAAAATTCTTTAGTATCGGTTCGGGCGCAGAGTTTGATAGGTCCACTGAAATATTTGATGCACACGAAACAAATATTCTAACTTGTGATCCTATTGATATATACGGAAAACTCAAGAACACTACTGCACGTATTTCTATGCAGGATCCTAAATTTTATACATTAAGAATATTCGGGTGTTTTGATAAAACAGAATCAGCTAATAGGCTGTTTAGTAAAATTCAAAATTCTAACGAAATAACAATTGACGATCGATGTTTTGATTTTATTAGTGTTAAAGATTTTTGCACGGTGCTACGCCACTTCATAAATACTGATACGATTTACAGAGATGTTAACTGTGTATATAACGATAAGCGAAAACTTAGCGACATCGCTAATCTGTTTATAAAAACACACGATTTACATACTCGAATAATAATCAACACAACACAAAATCTTAGCTATTCAGGTAATGGCGGTAGATTAGAAATAATGAACTTGCCCCTAGATGGGCTCGTTAAAAGTATCAAGGAATATAATGAGTAAGAAAATTGTTTATGTAACTGGCTGTTTAGGGTTTATTGGATTTCATGTAACTCAAGCATGTTTAAATAGAGGTTGGTATGTTAAAGGTATCGATAAGATTACATATGCTGCAAATGTGAATTTATTACCAGAACTAGAAAAGTACGAAAACTTTTCGTTTGAACAAATCGATATAAATGATATGGATACACTTTATGAATGTGACTACATCATTAATACTGCCGCAGAGACACATGTAGATAACTCTATTGCATCATCTGATGTATTTGTTAAGAGTAACATTGACGGTGTACATAATTTATTGAAACTTGTAAAACAAAAGTACAAGTTTAAAATGCCGACATTACTACACTTTAGCACAGACGAAGTCTACGGAGATATTGTAGACGGCGCCCATACAGAAACTGACTTACTAAAACCAAGTAATCCGTATTCAGCAACTAAAGCAGCCGCAGATATGTTAGTGTTAGCATGGGCACGAACATATGGACTTCCGTTTGTTATTGTACGTCCTACTAACAATTACGGCATTGGACAATATACTGAAAAGTTTATTCCACATACTGTTAAGCACCTTAATTTAGGTAAGGCGGCGCCGTTACATGATATGGGGCTACCTCGTCGTACTTGGTTACATGCAGGTGATACTGCTAATGCTGTACTTAAAATCATCGATTCAGATGTTAAGAACGAGATTTTTAATATTGCAGGTAACTACGAAGAATCAAACATTATTGTTGCTAACAAGATTATTACACAAATGCAATTACCCGGCGACTCCATGCAATATTTAGATCTAAGTGTAAAACGCCCGGGGCAAGATGTTCGGTATGCTATTAATGATAATAAGTTGCAAGCATTGGGATGGAGAGCAGAAGCAGACTTTGACACAGTGCTTAAAGATGTTGTTAAGTATTACACCAAGAATTTCATTTGGTAACATATGATTGATGTAACTGAACTTAGTATTCCCGGACTTAAATTAATTAACTTAGCACGACATTCAGACACCCGAGGATGGCTAAATGAAATTTGGAGAGACTCTTGGAGCGACCAAATTGGACTAAAAGATCCGTTTATCCAGGATATGCTTTCATGGAATGATCAATCTTATACATTAAGGGGCCTGCACGGCTTATCGGTTGATCAATATAAGCTAGTGTCTGTTGTTAACGGAAGCGTATTTGATGTGGTAGTTGATGCAAGACCTAATAGCCCTGCTTTCAAGTCACATATATCAGTTATGCTTTCTGTTAATACGCCGTCAGTATTGTTAGTACCACCCGGATGTTTTCACGGTTACTTAACATTAGAACAAAACACAGCAGTTGCTTATAAAGTTAGTCACTACCACTCCGCTGGAATTGATAGGGGAATTAATTGGGCTGATCCCACTTTAAATATCAATTGGCCATTACACGGTAATACTCCTATTATTAGTGATAGAGACTTAAATCATCCAAACTTATGAATATATTAATCACTGGTGGGAATGGCTATCTTGCCAGACACCTTGCATCTCATTTATCTAAAGCGCATAATGTATATGCGCCCGGTAGAGATCAGCTTGATTGTATGGATGCAGTTGCCGTAGAAGAATGTTTCAATATCCATAATTTTGATACAGTAATACATACTGCATTAACTGGGAGAGAAGTTTTATTTTCTCAGGAAAGAAAATATTGGGACGATGCTATAACGATGTGGAACAATGTGCGAAATCATAAAACTAAGTTTAAACAACTTATACATTTTGGTAGTGCATATGATATGTTTGATAATCCTTATGGTCAAGGAAAGAAAGCGATTGCAGAGAGTTGTGAAGTAACTGATAACTTTTATAATTTAAGGTTATATGGTAATTTTCACTATACTGAAAAAGATACTCGATTTTTTAAAAAGATGTATAGTGAATCACATTTCGTAATTTCAGAAAATAAACAATTTGATTATTTTCATCTCGAAGATATATTTCCTATTGTAGATTTTGTAATTAACGAACACCCGGCTATTCGTGCTTTTGATGTTGTTTATAAAGAGAAGCGTACACTAATATCGCAAGCAATGGAGTTTTGCGAGTTAAACGAAATTAAACCTATATTAGAGGTTCTAAAAGAAGGAACTGATATGATAGGCAACAGTACTATACTCGATTCGTTTAACTTAAATCTCCAAGGGCTCGCAACAGGATTTACAAAATATAAATTATGAAAATTAGAATTTCGTATCACATAGTTGCACAATACGGTTGGGAGGAGATTACAACTAACTGTATCAACAAAATGAAAAGATCTGGATTGTGGGATGCTGCAACAGAGATTCATATGATGTGTCATTACCAGCCATCATTATTTTCAGAATTCACAAAAACTCTTAGTCCTAACGACGATCGTATTTACTGGCACTTGTTTACAAATAGTGTAGTAAAGAGAGGTGAAAGTTACACAAATAATAGACTAAAAGATATTTGCGATAACGATACTGAAGATTGGAATGTGTTAAGACTGCATAATAAAAGTTCTAACTATACACATCATCCTGATCAAGTGCTTGCTTATAAATGGCGAGACCTTATGGAGTATTGGAATATCGAACGATGGGACCTGTTGTGTTCAAAACTTAATCAAGGATTTGATGTAGCAGGTAACGAGTGGATGGACGAGCCGTGGCCACATTTTAGCGGTAATGTTTGGTGGGCAAAGAGTAGCTATATTAGAAAGTTACCAGCATTACCATTGCCCCTAGATATTAATACTCCTGCAACAATAGATTTAAAAGGACATCCTCCAAGACACGAAGCAGAAGCATGGATGGGAATTGCATCCCCAAAAGCGTGGTCAGCACTCCCTGAACTAACTACTTGGGGTCACCCAAAAATAGGCGATGGTTGGGATAATCCTAACATCCCGTTTAACGATAAAGAATAATATGAAAATTGGAATGGTACACCTATATACTGCAAACTACAAATCTATGGCAGAAATTACGTTACCGGGAAAAGAACAGTATGCAAAAAGACACGGATACACGTTGTTTAACAAAGATGACAAGTTTATTCCGAATGTTCACATCGGCACACAAAAATGTTACTATATACTCGAGTTAATGGAACAACATCCCGAAATAGAATGGTTCTGGCATGCCGGTACAGATTGCCTAATTACAAATCATAATATACCATTAGAAAGTTTGATAGATCCCAATCCAACCATACATTTTATTGTATGTAAGGACGATCACGGTATTAATGCTGATGTGTTTTTTATTCGTAATTCTCAAGAAGGTAAAGATTATCTTCAACATTTAACAACGCCACATCCTGCATCAGGTACTGAGCAAGGACATATGTGGGACGACGAACATAATCCAGTGTGGCGTGCAATTACAACATATCTGCCTCAAGTGTATATGAATGCATATGATTTAAAACACTATCCTCATAAACGAGGACTCGACGTATTTGGATCTAGGGGAAATTGGAATGTAGGGGATTTCCTTTTACATGCTGTTTCTGGTGCAGTTGCAGATGCATATCCCTGGAAACTGAACATTCTTAACGAACATATAAACGAAGTACAAAAATGATAAACGATAATTTAATTAAAACTTGCTCATGCAGCAACAACAGTTCATTCCTTGCGAGCCGAGAAAATGATATAGACTTGTTAGTCTGCACTCATTGCGGCACCCCACATCAATATCTACCAGGTTGGACTCAAGACAAAGTAATCGAGTATTATAAAAATCTGTATCATACAGATGCGCAGCAAGCAATTGGACATCAAGCATACAAGGATAGATATGAGCACGATCTTAAAATTGCAAATATTCGATTAAATTCATATACACATTTAACTCCAGGAATGATCGGGTTGGACATCGGTAGTTCTAATAGTGCGTTTGTACATGCTGCTCGCGCAAGAGGAATTACTTGTATAGGTATTGAACCTGGTAAAGATATCGGAGATGATGCTACTACTATTAGACAGCCTATCCAAGAAGTATCATTACCTATTAGCAGTCAAGACTTTATTACCATGCACGACAGTTTAGAACATATGGTAGATATCCGTGCTATTGTTGGAAAGATTCAGTCACTACTAAAAATCGGCGGGAACTTAATTGTTGATATCCCAGACTACTTTGTACCTGAAGGGTTGCATCACTGGCGCCCTGTTCAACATTTATGGTATTGGAACGAGCAGCAAATGATCAACTTACTAAAAGAATTCGGCCTTACTACTAATAAAGTAATAAGACCGATTCCTGGAAAGATTGTGTTTTACGCTACGTTAGATTAAAAGTATTGAATGTTAATTCTAAAAGGATAGTAAATTTCATTATTATCCAGCGTTTCGTTTTTTCTAGTTTCAAACCAACTAGTTTTGCCTAACGCAATAGCAATACCGCAAGGGCTGCTTTGATTACCGATAAACAATTCTGATCCTGCTATTACGCGAGTCATTTGCAACATATCTTCTGTTTTGTAGTGTGGCACTGTTACTTTGAACAAATCTTCAAACCACGCATGTTCGTGATCTAATCCGATATATACACAGCGATTTGCAAGTCCAGAATTAAACCAATTCTGCCAAGTTGGATTTAGCGTCGGAGCTCCATCTAAGTAATGCGTATTACGTGCAATTACTATAGGGCGATTCGGAACTTTAATAGGATTTTCACACTCTAGCCACGATTGTTGCTGTAGTTGTTCCTTATATAAGTTTGCATCAATTCCTTGACTCGATGCATATTGATTTGCAAAGTTGCGTGGTTTAAGTCCACCTGCTTGATGATGTCTGCATACTTCTTCAAATTCGTTAGTTACTTGCTCACCGTTCCATTTTTGGAAACTATGAATGTAGCTTTGCGATTTGATTAATGGTTCTAGGACATTGTAGTCTTTCTCAGTCATTCTACCACTATGTATACCAGCGCCCGGCCATCCTAGTTTTTCTAGGACCATATTATCCATATTATTCATTTTTAGGTAGAAGTCGCCGCCGCCTAAAATTTTTACAATTACTAGACTAGATACAACGTCACCTAATGTACCCGAATGTGTAAACGATCTCTGTGTCATAAATTATTCCTTTATGTATATACTAGCATAACGGAACATAAAGATCAATCTTTATTATAGTTTTTCTGCTATAAACTCTGCTTCAGGGATTCTAGAATGGGTATCTTTGCTACCTAATACTACTACAATACGGCGTCCTACATCAGTATCGAGCATCATTACAATACATCCTCCGCTTGCGGCAATGTAGCCAGTCTTGCTTACCATAAAAGTATGTCGCTTGCCAATAATGGGATTGGTGTTATTAAACACAAACCATTTTTTGCGTATATTAATTTTAATTTGTGGAGTTTTAGCTGCTTTCTGTATTTCAGAATACGATTGTGCTTCTACAACTAGTTTAACTAAATCTTCAGCAGTGCTTACATTAAACACACTTAATCCAGTTGCTTCGTGATAACGAGTGTTTAACATCCCTAACTTCAATGCTTTTTCGTTCATTGCCTTTACGCACTCGTATTCGCCTTTTGGGTAATTACTGCATAGTGCCCTTGCAGACTCGTTGTCCGACTTTACCAATGCAAGTTGTATTAATTCTGCTCGGGTAAACTTTGTTACACGTTCATCTAACTTTTGATGTGCATCTAACACAACCATTACAGTCATTAGCTTAGTAATACTTGCGATTGCACGAACTTCTTCTATATTTTCACTTTGAATTATAGTGCCAGTCCCGTCTGCTACTAACCAGCTTTTAGCTGTAATAGAAGACCAACCGGCATTTGCTGTTGAGTGTAGCAGCAATAATACTAGCAGAAATTTTCTGATCATAAATCTGATGCATTTGGAAATATTAGTTGAGCTTGTTCACCTGAGCCTAAAATACAAGCTAACCCTTTTTCGTTATACTGAATAATTGTCCAAGATTTATTAGTTCTGTTTACTGTAATAATAAATTTTGTATCTAATTGGATGCCATTCCAGAACGGAACTTCTTGATATTTTTCACCAGTTACTTCTTCGATGATTTGTTTCAACCCCCCGCATACCACAGGTACTTCTGATCGAAATAATTGAGACTGAGATTGGGCGTGGGCTATAAGGGTGGTTAGCCCGAATAGGACCGCCACTGCTAATTTACGCATAGTGGCTCTCCTTTTTTAGTATTTATTAACTTGACGAAGGCAATGTTCCGATTGTCGGCTGGCTAGTTTTAAAGGCAGGCTTAGGTGCAATCTTCGGAGGCATTGTTTTTATGCCTGCATTCTTTTTAATAGTTGCTAATTCATCGGGCGGCTGAACCGCAGCCTGAGCAGGTTGTTGAACAGCAGGTTGTGCAGGAACCGATGCTTGTTTTTGTTCAATTTTTTCCCAATCTGCTAATTCTTTAAGTAAACTTCCCATTTCGATAATATTACGAACAGCAGATGCTTGCATATAAGATCTATATTTTACTAATAGTTCTTTATGCGACCCCATTTCTTTCTTAACTTTTGTTGTAACAGGAAAGCCGTATATTTCAATAAAATGCATTTTTTCACTATTACCGCGTTTTACAACTAACTGATAATCGTTTAGTGCTTCTTTTAGAGGTGCTCCAAATGTTAATTCACTAAATGCTTTCTTCGATGACGGTGTAAGAATAACCATTTCAACATTTTCTTCGTTGCGGGTTGCATGATGTAAAATACCGTCGTATACTTGTTTAACAAGCCCAATTTGATCAGTTTTTGCCATCCTAGCTAACGAACGTTCTATTTCATCATATGCTACTGTAAATCCGTTGAAATAATTTTCATCACGGACAGCTTCAACATCTGCTTTCTTCTCAGCTCGTGTCATTTTTTCTGTACTAGGAGCAGCGAACTTTTTCTGTACAGCAGGACTTAAACTCATGCCAACACTTTGTTGAAAGAATCCGTTTAGCGCATCAAATGCATATCCGCTAACCTGTCCGAACTGGCCGACTCGCCCTGCTTTAATGCTCAGTAGGTTAAAACTTTGTTTACCCTGTTCATTTGCAACTGATATTTTTAAATCAACTTTTGTAATTTTTTGTTGTTCTGCGTTACCGCCGTCACTTAACACATCTACTAAATTTTCTGTTGGATCATCAGATGCTTTGCTCACAGCTAATTGAACACGTTTTGATGTGTTTACATAATCTACAGCACTAGCAATATGTTGTGTAATGCCTTTTATTGTGTCTGATGGAATTTTATAGTCTGCTACAGACTTCTTCCCCATTCCTAAGTAAGCAAAGAATGCTTTCTTATCGATAAATGGAACACTTGCACTAAATGTGATGTTGTCTTTGCCGGAGTGTGTTTGTACAGTGCCCTTACCTTCTGCTAACCTTTTAGCCATTCCAATTACATCATCTTTACTAACAGGCTGTCCTTGCTTTTCGAACTTTGTAGTAACTGCACATCCTAAAACTAATTCTGCAATGTTTCCTAAATTTGGTTTTAACTCGCCTTTTATCTTTTCATCTTTAAAAATTTGATTTAGCTTAACATTATTATAAATTTCGCCTTCAACTGGATTGCCATCGTCATCTAACCGTTGAACACTAAAAGTAATTGACTGCAACATTTTAGGATCTTTATGTGCAATAGCAGCTAGAAATTCGTTTGCAACTTTTTGTCCATTTTGTATAATACCATCGAAATTTTCACTATCAATACTAAACGAGTAAACATTATTTTCAGGCAACCCTTCAATAAACGGTTTCCAATAGTAATCTTTTACCCAGTCGTTTGATGATCCGCTGTACTTCATCAATCCTTCGACAATCGTGCTTTTAAATGGTGTTAGTAAAAATTCAGTTGCTCTCATAGTGTTATTTACCCTATTTCAGGAAACAGCACTTCTTCGATAAAATCCTTAACTAACGCTTTACTTAACCCTAAACTTTCCATTACACGAGGGCTATGTGGATTTTGCTTCTGATAGTGGCAATAGCGATTCTGTGCCATATGAAAATCAGCACCACTTTGTTGTGTTAACCCTACATTAGATAGGTAGTAATCTAAGTTATCGAGTCCTGCTTGAACAAACTGATTTAGCTCATCTACTTTATCTACCGCGCCCACTGCAATCATTGCAGGACTAAAGATTGCCGCCGCCCAGTCAGGCAATTCTCGTGGCTTTTTCCAGTTTAATTCTGTTACACGTTGATCAAACCATTGCATCATGTAATGATTTGGGTCACCTGCATTACTAAAATCGTGGAATCCGCCACTCATCCTGTTTGGCCCACACACCATATCAAATCCGAATATAGGACTATTATCGTTCGTATGCGGGAAAATGCATACATGCATCATCCATAAGTTTTTAGTTTGTCGAGCATCTACAATATCAATGTGTGCTCTACGGTATGCCATACTATAGTACACATGATTAGCCCAAGGAAACTTGCTAGCCGCAGGCTCAGTTACATGCTCTCCAGTGGATTTGAATCGCTTGATAATTTCTTCAGAGCAAGCAATTGCTTTTTCAAATATAATGCTCATTCTTCAACTGGAAGTGGAAGAGCTGCATCGTATTCCTTCATAATACGGATACCCCAGTCAAACGCAATATTAGCTTCATCAGCCATGCTGTCATTTAACTTATTACGGATAGTTACTTTAAGTTTTTCAACATCATCAAAATCAAGATTACGATGTGGGAACGGGAGAAGTTTGCGAATAATTTGGCCACCGTGCAAATCACCCATGTGCCACACATAAAGATGTGCCATAATTTTATCCGGCTGTCCTACTAGATCTAGTATGTAGCGACAATAATCGATGGTAACTTTATTAATTTTCGGAAAGTTGCCATTGCACATTTCTTTTGCGTCGAGATAAAGATTTACAGCACGTTCAACTTCTAAGCAATCAAGTGTTAGCTTTTCGTATCGTGCGACATTTTCAATTGAATCATAAAACACTGATTTTTGATAAGTGTAATCTGCCCAGACTTCATGAGTCATACGACCCTTAATTGCAGCTCGCATAAAGTTAGTGCGTTCTGCTTCTGTGTGCTTATCTTTAGTTAAATCTTTTAAACTCATTCTGTTTCTACTTTAATTAATAGTGGATGCCCATATTGACGAGCAAGGCCAGTAGCCTCGACACCCTTCTGCTCTGCGATTTCAAAAGGATAAATTCCTGCAACTGCATAACCATCATTATGAATTTTCATAGTTAAGTCCAGTGCAATACTTTCAGAATGTCGAAACACCTTAATTAACATTGCCACTACAAAATCAACTGGAGTCTTGTCATCGTTATACACAACAACTTTATATTTGCTAGGTTCCTGAATTTTAATTTTATTAGTAGCGCGGGTTTTAGTAATCGTTTCTGACATTGTAATTCCTATTATGTGTGTATTTAACAAAGTGGGGGTCTCCCCCCACTTATTTTAAGTAGATTTAATTGAGATCTTTTTAGGTTTCTTTTCTTCGGGGATGTTGCGTATTAAGTTGATAAGCAGTAAGCCATCTCGTATTTCAGCATCCCCGACTTCCAGAAACCCTTCCAGTCTAAAGAATCTTTCAAAGTTCCGAGCACTTAACCCTCTATGCATGTATTCACCTGTAGGGTGCTCGGTTGCTTTTGTGCCAGTTACAATCAAATGATTGTTTTGTACAGTTAGCTCAATCTCATCTTTGCGGAAACCCGCGACTGCGATTTGAATCTCGTAATTATCCTCATCATGTTTAATGACATTATGTGGAGGGTAGTTATTTTGGATTTGGTTAGCAAATCGTGATTCGAAATCGTTAATGATTTGATCAAAACCTACAAGGGCTCTGTTTAGAGAGGTGGTATCGAAACGTACTAATTGATTCATAGTTTTCTCCTTTATTAAGCAAGAATCATATTGGGCACCATTGCCCGGTTTTTGTAGAACCCGAAGCATTCTACTATTTTATTTATCCCTGAAAGATCTCATCTAGCCAAATTTTGCATTCTGGCCATTGTTTGTAAATGTGCGATCTGCCGCCTGCATCACGCCATTCAATACAGTTACTTGTTCTATCGTCAATCAAAATATCGCCGGGTTTACAGTGTCGATATTTGTCATGGCTAAAAGGCCCAAAAAATACAGGAATTCCTTCAAAGTGCTTGTGTGCCCACCAAACTTTGTCTTGTGCTGCAAACGGTACAGAATAGTCATGCGGTAGTGCTGATAGGAATGCTAAGTTGTCTGCTTTACCGTTTGCTACTTGATCCCGACAGTATTGCACAAGTTCTGTAGCACCGGGTTTTAGATCAAGTTTTGAATAGAATCGATGATCATTCTTTAGTCGAGCCCAATCGTAGTTAGGAATGCGTTCAACATTGCCCCACTTCATACCTAAGTAATCTTGGGCATGCGTGATCCAATCTGCAACCACATCGTCCATATCTAAGTAAATATCCATTTTGTTCCTAAGTTGACCATTTCAATATAAACAGTATAACATCTTTTTCGTTACTTAGCAACCAGTTGCTACCCAACCCTTGTATTTTCCCCCCACAGTGCTTATCTGCCCATTCTTTAATATCAACCCGCGAATAGTGATCTGCCGATTTACATTGTATCCACCCTTGTTCGCATAACATTCGAGTCATAATTTCAAAGTCGATTTCTTTTCGGATCTCGTCTGCTAACATATCGGAAAGTTCTTTAGATATTGACTTTGACATTATTAGCTCCACAGCAATGCGAACATTGTTTTAGTTGCGTCATCGACATACGAATCGTGTATCTCTGCCTGCCACTGTATCTTTTGATTATCTGGAGTAACTGATACCCACATAGACCAACCTTCGCCGCGATACATGCCACCTGATTGGCGCTGCGGCGGCCCTACATTTGATGCGAGCCAGTTTGCAATAGAATCTACTTTGCCGGAATTAATTTTTATCTTCACGTTCTTGCCAATTCTAATAATATTTTGTATTGTTCGTATGCCTTCATTACTGTGGTGTTGTTCTTCCTAACAATAGTGTCTGCTTCTATTTCGTACAACGTAGTAGCAAGCTCTGTAAACTTTTGGCCATCCATTGTCATTTCAACAGTTGAACCTCTAAACACCTTTGTCGGATAACTACCCATAACTTCAACATTAACAGTATCATACTTAACTTCAAGTCGTTGCGGATAGTAAGTTTGTTGAAAACTTCTATAAACTTCTTCGTTCACGGAGTACTCCATCGCAACACGAACATTGTAGCATCTTTTGGATTTTTAAAAAAGAATGTTGGGTCCTTTTGAATCCAGCCGCATTTCCAACGGCCTTTGCTATTACTTTTGCCAAAAGTATCTTCGCACCATTGTCGTTGCTCCGGTACCTTTCCAACATGCAGCAGGCCACCGGTAATCGCTACTTTTATTTTATACTTGCTTCGACGTGTTGTGTGTTTTAGCATAATCATACTCCCCACCTTAGTAAAAACATTAGATAATCTTTCTCATCGCGGAAATGAATACTTGATTCGTATCTGTGCCACCAACGACTCCAAGCATCTGGACGTTTATCATGTTTTCCAAATTGTTTTGCACACCATTCATCTACTTCATCATAGAAGGTTGCATCAAACTCTGCTATGTACCATTTAGCACGGCTGAATTTGTACTTCTTGTGGAACTTAACAATGTTAGGATCCTGTGTTGTCATTTTTTGCGTGAATATTAATCCTGCAGAAAGCGGCATAGGCTGTACGCCTATAATTTGTTGTGCAATCAACGATGGCATCATTTTTGTTATCATCGGCAGTATTACGTTTTTCATTTTTGTTTCAATATAAAAAATGTTAAGTATTTTTCGGGAATATCTAACTCCCATTTAATATTAGGAACCGGAACAACTGACATTGCCTCTACTATCTCAAGACACTTTAGTTTATCAATATCGTATTCAACACACATCTTGATTAAATTTATTGCTGTCATACACGGCAACGGATCTAAATCTACTATCATTTCCCCCACCTTATTAAAAACATTGTCTTATCGCTTGCTTTAACAAAATACATCCATCCTGGATATCCATTTCCCCTATACCATGTATCTGTTGCGAACGTTTGCTCACACCACTTGCTCATTGCTAAAATCTCTGCATCGTAATAATTGATTAGAGATGCACGATGTGGCATAACTACCCGATTCACTCCGTAATCTACAACAAGCGAATCTTTTGGGATTACTTTTATCTTCCGTTTCTTCTTGGGCTTTTTCATTTGCCGGCCCATCGTAGTAGAAACATCAAATGATCCTTTTCGCTATAAAAATAAATTCTTCCGATCCTAACAAACCATCTTCCTGCACTTACTGGACCTAAATTGTCCGTTAGCCAAGTTACTAACTCTTTTGGTACACCCACTGACTGGTTTAATTCTACAATATGGTATTCGTGATTTACTTTAATTTCCATTATTATTTCCCCCACCTTAATAAAAAGAGTGTTAAATCTTGCTTGTCTCTAAATCGTATTTCACCCCACATTATATCATCTTTCCACCGTGGACGAGATGTATCAACTACTAATCCTGGAGCTCCGTATATTTCCTTGCACCATGTCCGCATGTCGTCCCGTTTCGCGTTCTCTGCCCTTAGTGCAGCGCCCCAAGCATTAAAGGCAGCTACCCAATAACCGAATTCAGTAAATTCTTGATATACATGAAATTTCACAAGTGTCCAAACTTTAAAGCAAACACAAGGGCGGGACGTTCGTTTTCAAACTGAAAGATTGTCCCGCCACCTTGCAGCCATTGCACATAGTATCTGTCAAAATCGCTTGCTTCGCTTATATTTGTACTGCACCAATTAAACATTGCATCAGTACTATCTTTAACTTTCACTTTATGGCGGAAATTAGGATTAGACATGCCGCCCTCGCTATGATATCTTTTCATCGCTTTATAATATAATTGCTATACTGTAATATAAACATACTTGCATGCTTTTCAGTGTAAAATGAAAATACTGTGTGTCTTATTGTAAAGTCAAACGTATCGTTTTCATACCTCTCTGATATTCCCCCGGGGTTGAAACTAAAATCAAAGTCCACTCCTTGTACCATTCCTTGCTTTCGCAAAGACTGAACAATATCAGTTACTTCATTAGCTTTCTTCTTCCATAGCTTAACTTCGATCATCTACATGTAATTCTCTTAAATTAGGATGACTGCCCCATCGTAGTAAAAACAGTGCTACATCTTTTTCTTCTGCAAAGTAGAACCCGTTATGACCTGCATCCCATCGTTTACCGATATTACCAAACTGGTCTCGTGCCCATTCGAAGTATTCGTTCTCCAACGGAGCAATACTCGTATCTCTAATAAAAAATTTAAAATCCATTAAACTCACTCCACCTTAATACAAACATCGACAAGTGCTTTGCTTCTTTAAACGCATAGGTTGTATTTCCAAACATACTATGCATAACCCAAATCTTGCCGTCCATACCTTCCCAAGTTTTTGGAGTTGCATAAGACCAACCGCCTAATCCAATATTTTCATGACACCATTTTTCCATTGCTGGATGCTGATGATAGCGTTCTTTGCCAAATGTAATCCAGCTTGCTGTATTGTTCATGAATATTTCAATGCTATTAACACAGCATCCTTATCATTGTTAGTTCCTACAAACACCTGGTCACCTCCACTAAACTCATTAAAGTGAAAGCATCCGTCCCAGCGATTCTTTTCGCCTCTTGCAAAGTGATACACTGTGCAATTATCTAAGTCTCGTCGAGGGTACATATACTGTTGAAAGTCTTTATTAGGTACCCAACCATGCGGTTCGTTGTGATCAAATATTTTGGTAGACACAGGAAGTATATACTTAAAGTTCATAAACATATTTTCAATTGTATTAGCACGGCGAACAATATTTTCTTCTTGCCACTTACGCCAATCTCGTTCTTGCTTTGATAAGCCAGTTCGCCATGTAAGCCACTTGTCTTTTATGTACGCTTTCATGCCCACCTCAATATAAACATAGTACGATCTGCTTCATTTCGAAACCAAAATCGTTGGTCATTCATATACCAACGTTGACATCCTTCGTCCCAACAGCTTGCAGGTTCTCCAAATATTTTAGTTGTCCACTTCTCCATCTCTTGCCAGTTCGCAAACACTGGCCTTACAACAAAATACTTTGCACCGTGCAACCGCTTTTCTTCTATATACATTTTCGATTCCGGAATGTAAGGGCAATATATCGAAGCATGCAATGTTGTTAGTACCCTGACCATGCTAGTGCCAACATAGAATAAAGTTTTTCATGAACATCAAACTTATTAGCATCCACTGGCCAATTGGTACTCGGATGTTCATACCAAAGTTCTTTAGATTGATTTCGAATCCAATAGCCTGCTTGCGACGATACTAATACAGTATACCACATTGAACCATCTACTACTGCTTTATCAATCATTGTAATCTTTCTAGTTAGTATATTCCGCGCATGTACATAGTACATGCTCTTTCCAGTATGCCGTGCGGAATATACTATAGGCATCTCGCTGTTTTCTATCGACACAACTTCTTTCATACTTCAAAGTAGAATGCAGGGTCGAAGATCGTTGCTTGAAACTCATGTCCTGCATAACCACGAGGGTTACTCATCACATGCGTATCGCCAATCATGTAATCAACTGGATCATGCATGTGTCCGTGAACCCATGCTTGAATCTGCGGATGATCCATAATGAACTCGGTTAAATTACTATGATAACCAAAATTCATATGGAAGTCCCGACCGTCTTGATAATGCGGAGCAATACTCAACGGGCTAGGTGCATGATGACTAATAACAACAACCTTATCGTTTTCGTGACAGTCCAAAAACAACTTTAACGATTCTACAGTCTCTTTGAATACACCTGCAACATAAGCAGGAGTGAACTTGTTTGTATAGTATGAGTCACCGTAAGGCAACTGAATCTTAATACTATCGCCGTGCTTGATTGAAGAGAAATCGTACATACTTTGCTCAACAACTTGCATAGTCAGCGGATCACGCTTGTTCATATCAGTCCAGAACGTTCCCCCGAAGAAATGCACATCCTCGATCTGCATACTTTCTGCTTCGAGGATACGGACGTTATCGGGCATTTCACGCTTTAAGCGTGCCGGAGTATCTTGGTAACTATTGCTGTAATGTTCATGATTACCCAAAACGTAAATTACCTGTTCGTACTTAATGAATTCTTCGTTGATAAAACGACGATACCGATCTGCAAGGAACGTGTCCTTTTTAGTATTATCTGCAAGACGTAAGTGCCCTGCTTCCATAATATCACCCGCAGCGATAAGGACATCTCCGCCAGGAAGAATCAGATCTTCAAAATTCAAATGCACATCGGAAATCAAATTAATTTTCATGGCTATCCTTAAAAATATTACTCTCTTAATACAATTATAACAGGTATTACCTAATCTGTCAAGTCTAATCTGTAGTTAGAAGCGAGCAAAGCTCACTTGAGATGTCGCTTATCGCTCATCTCTTTTATAGAGAGAAGATATATTATCCAGATTCTGGAGTCAGATTTTGCCCTTTTTACGGGCAAAAAAAATGAAATTATCCGAGTTCCTTTCATCGGTAGCATGTGGCGTGTATAGAGGCGGTCATCCGGTACCTCGAGCCATGATCTTATATATGACGGCGGACTGTACATGCAAGCTACCACATATACAGCCGTGGGAGTACTACTCCCTCATTTAGCCTTTGGTGAAACATATTCAAACAGCAAAATCGGTTGTACGTAGGCGTATCCGATCATCATCCTTGCGGGTAGTTGCTAAGTACTTTTTTTGACCAAAAAGAATTTACTGTCCCCGTGACCCTAGGTCCGGTTATCATAGGCACACGGAATAAGCCTGTGCAAGCATCATGTCATAGTTGTTTATTATATAACAAATCTTAAAGTACATGTTTGGTTAAATACATATATTATGCTCAAACCAAAAACACAAGACGCAATTTCAGCCAGCTTAGAAAAACTTAAAACAGACGGAAACTATCGTGTGTTCACAGATATCCTAAGAGAACGTGGAAAGTTCCCTAACGCAATTTACTATGGACGTTACAATATTAAACACATTACTAATTGGTGTTCAAACGACTACTTAGGTATGGGACAACACAAAGTAGTGCTCGATGCTATGCATACCGCTTTGGATCATGCCGGTGCCGGCGCCGGGGGGACACGCAACATTTCCGGAACAACTCACTATCATGTTGCACTAGAAAGCGAACTTGCGAAATTACACGATAAAACATGTGCTTTGACCTTTACAAGTGGCTATGTTGCTAACCAGTCAACTCTGTCGGTTTTAGGTCTTTTATTGCCTAATGTCCACTATATTTCAGACGAAAACAATCATAATTCGATGATTGTAGGCATTAGATCTAGTAAAGCACCTAGAACAGTGTGGCGTCACAATGATCTCAAACATTTAAAAGAAATCCTAGAAAGCTTAGACCCCGCTTGCCAACCCATAATTGCAATGGAGGGAGTGTATAGTATGGACGGAGACAAGGGAGTGATATCGGAGGTATGTGAGATTGCCCGTATGCACGGAGCAATGGTCTATGTTGACGAAGTTCACGCAGTTGGGTTATATGGAAGTCGTGGCGCAGGCATTGCTGAAGAACAGAAATGTGTCGACGGAGTGGATGTTATCCAAGGTACCCTTGCTAAAGGATTTGGAGTGCAAGGTGGGTACGTTGCAGGCAGCAGAGATCTAATTGATATGATCCGGTCCTATGCACAAGGGTTTATCTTTTCCACAAGTATGAGTCCAGTATTGTGCGCAGGTGCTCTTGCAAGTGTTAAGTATGTACAAGATCATCCAAGCTTAAGAGAAAAGATTTTTCAAGTTGCTCAATCGACAAGAGAGCATCTAACAGCAGCAGGATTGGAAGTAAATCCGTTAAGCATCGGCGGACACATCGTTCCTGTTATGGTGCGCGATGCTAAAAAGTGTAAATCAATAAGCGATTGGTTGTTAGAAGAAAAAGCAATATATGCCCAACCTATTAATTATCCAACAGTGGGTTGGGGTGACGAACGGCTTCGACTATGTCCTACGCCCAATCATTCAGAAGCAGATATAGATTATCTTACAAAAAGCCTTAAGGAGGCATTCAATGGACAAAATTAAAAAAGCAATTTGGTTTACATTTGGAATTATTTTTCTAGGTGTTGCATACTTAGGTACATTTGTTCCAGGACTTCCTTGGAGTACTCCTGCACTGTTAGCAACATGGTGCTTCAGTAAGAGTAGCAAGAAGTTCCACGACTATATGCTTAACCATAAACTGTTCGGTCCGTTTATTAAGAACTGGGGAGAAGGTCGTGTATTTCCCACACTAGCAAAGTGGTTTATGTTTCTAAGTATGGACTTTAGTCTTATACTAATTTATTGGAGAACAGGTAACTGGAAACTATGTTTAGGTTTAAGTATTTTCTTTGCGTTAACTTTACTATGGGCAAGCAGATTGCCGGGCAACAAAGAAGAAGCCGAACGCAGAAAAGCGTCCGGCGAAAAGTTAGGTTGGTTTAATAACTACTTTTAAACTGACTCTCGCAGTTCACGCAGCTTGCGATAAACGTTTTGCACACCAATTGCTTGACGTTTAGCGTCGGCTAGCGCATTGTGCAATTCACCTTTTGGCATGTCTGGAGTAAACCCAATATCAAACAAAGTTCTTGTATCACGGATTCTCCAAAACTCACCCCACGGTGCAGTCTTGTTAAGCTGACGATATAGATCATCTAGCATGCCAATATCGAAGATTGAGCCATGTGACCAAAATGCTGAACATCCCCACGCAAACTTATGAAATGCATCTACTCCGTCCTCGACACTAATGCGTCCATCGGGTGAAAATGCTTCTTCCATAATTTTAGGATCTTGCTTGGACCACCAGTCGAGTGTGTTGTTGTCAACTTCTCGACCTAGTGTATCTTGTCCGTCGATATCCATCCTAAAATAGAGATCATCAAAAATCTCATCAGTCTGCGGATCAAATGTAACAGCACCCAATGTTAGGATCACTGATCGCGGAGTTACCGCCATCGTTTCCAAATCGACCATTAGGTGCTTTGCCATTTTAGAATCCCTTAGGAGTAGGCCAACTTGTGCCGCTATTCCAACCAGCTGGGGTATATTGTGCCTGCGAAGCAGCCTTTGCAGCACGAGCCTTTCGCTTACGGATAGCATCCTTGGTCATGGACAACGGATTACCCCAATGATCGTATTCTTGAGGAATACTTGTATCAATAGTTTGCCCCGAACGAGTGTACTGCACAGGTTCGTCGGCAGCAGTCGGAAATGGCCAAGCACTTTGCGGAGTCAATCCGTTTCCGTTACTTTGCACAGATTCTGTAAACGCCTTTTCGGGCGCACGTACTGTTTCTGAGTCCAACTCGCCGATAACTTCATAACGGCATGCACGACCCTTTGCATCGTTGTAATCACTTGGAATGGACACAACGTCACGCGGGTTAATTTTAACAATCACAATACGATCGCCACCGAAGCTATTCAAGTAGCTTTGTGAGCAGAAGTGCAGACCTGCGGAGCAAGTACGATCTTTATCGTCATCAACACCGTTACGTTCCATCTCAACAACCTTACCAACGGTGTTATCCATTGTACCCGAATGCACGTCGAAATAGTTTTGGCGTACTTTCTTGTAAGCAAGGAAGTGTCCGTCTGGAGTAATAGGCATACTGCCCTTTTCCAAGAAATTATACAGTTCGTCCACAGACCGCTTTGATGGGTTTGACATCAAGTTAGTCATGAAGTTTACCATTGGCTCAATTGGAAAGCCTTCTTGCAACATAGTGATCATCTTAGTAGCAAGGTATCCGTTGAACGGAGCGCCCTTCCAGAACAGTTGTTCACCTTCAATAGTTACATTGCCAGCACCGTACTGGAGTACAACCTTCTTGGGTTCGATGAAGTCCTTCACTGCGTCCCAATCGCCCGCTTTAATAGCGGTTAGCACCTTGTCATAGGTGATATGTGTTTTGGAAATAGTGTGTGACTTATTTCCGATTACGACAACAATGTTGTTGCCTTGGATAAGATATGGATATGCCATGATTAAATTGCCTTTCAGTTAAAAGTTATATATGTATATTATATACGAATATTTATTGCTTGTCTACTACAGAATCAACCATATTGATGTAATCTGCAAGGATGTCTGCATCCACTCGATATGAAGTCAAGCAGTTTAGCAGTGGATAACGCTTGTTTATAGCGTGGAGTTCAGCTTGATATTTTGCTACCAGTACGTCCGGGCTGAATGCAGTAGTTGGAGCAAACAACTTGAACAGATGCTCCACGTTATACATACTACCGTTAAACTTGGTAACTTTACCAAACGTTTCAACTACCGTTTTATATGGGCTAGTTGCAGTAATCTTCGAAAGCACCTGAACGGGCAGTTCAAACACAGTTGCATGGTTCAGCTTTGTCTTTACTACGCTCATCATAAACTTAGAGATATCTTTGGTCTTCAATGTTTCCGCAATATGCTCTTCAAAGTTCTTCCAGTTCGGACGCTTCTTGATGTCATCAATATCTGCTTTTCGTACACCGTAGATTTCACCATTAAACAGGCCAGGCAGGCTCTTAACATCCTCGTACATTTGCTTACCCGAGGTATAGCCTTTAGTACTCAGCATCGAGAATCCACTTAGCGGAACATAATAAAACGTAGCAGTCTTGTCGAAAGCATCAGCCTTGCCTGCATCGCGCCAAACCATATCGTCGTCTTGCTGACTATACCGGCGACCACTGTTACCACGCTTTTGCAGTGACAGGATAGTTACATTCTTACCAACACCTGCAACCCGATCCTTTTGCTTCAGCGTAGAAGCATTGAAGATCAACTTTTCCGGAGGGCTTTGAATTGCCAGGAAGAACGCTTTAATATTCATGTTCTTCGTCTTGTCAGCCTTTTCCAGAACATACACATTACGGTGATACACATCCATTGGAGTTTCACGATAGTGATGTTTTACACGTTCCAATGCACCAGTCTTCAAGTCATTAATCACAAAGTGGTTGTCGAGTGATACACCGAATGTCCGAGATTGCCATGTAATGTAGTTGCCGTTAGCATCCTTTGCATGCCCTGGAGCATACTGAGTCTCGCCCTTCAATGTTTGCATTGCTGAGTATCCGCGACCTTTGCCTACCGCTTTAATTACAATGTTATAATCCTTTGCAAGGTCTGCTTCCTTAAACTGCCATTGGCGCAGACGATGGTGATTTACACTGTCCCAAGTTGATAGCTTTGTATCGACTGCATACTTGTAAACAGCAGCATTCCATAGTGGATGGTCTTTCTTCTTAAACAGAAAGACTGCACGTTCCCACAAATTTGTGATTGCATCTGCTTCCTTAGCCAACACAATTGTCAGCGCCGCATTCAATGCTTCCAGCTTAACGCGAATAGCGTCGATAGTTTGCGGAATGTATGATAGCCCTTCACGTGAAGCTTGGAAGTCCAATTCACCGATGCCAAAGTGCATCTCTAGATTACAGTTCAACAAACTTGCTACGCCACCCAATGCAGCATTAGATGCAGCAGGCACATTAATTGGATAAGCAATATTGCCCATCACTGCCGTGCTTGACATACGGCCACCACCGCGCAACGTATGCACACCAGGAACAATATCCTTGCTTTCGTATTCCAGATTATAGAATTCAAATCCGTGAGCGCCGAGCACCTTTGGGCGCAGTGCAAAGTGGGTATACACTGTGCGAGCTTCGTCGGTAAAGCGACTATAATCGTAGCGATCGTTTACGCTAAATTTAACTTCAACACCATTTTCTTCGTCGGTGTCATAATCGGTCATTAATGCAATCGACGGTACACCAGTATCGTTAATGAACGCAGTGTAGATTCGCTTGGAACCGTCCTTAATTGCAGTAACCGTAAAATTGTCAGTGTACGCAAACGGAGATTTAGAACCAAGCCCTAGCGCGCCGATGAACTCGTTAGATGCAGTTTTTGTTGATTCAAAGTATGTGGTGTAGATTTGGGTAACTTGATCATGCGACAGACCAGTACCGAAGTCACGGATAGAAAAGTGCGGTTCCAGTGAGTTTGGAAGATGTACTTCAAACGGCACATTCTTCTTACCTGCGGCAGCATGCGAGTCCACAGCATTACAACTCAGTTCACGAATGATAGCACGTACTTTATTTGCATACAAGCCCGAGGACAGGATAGAGAAAGCTTTTGCACTATTGCGAATACGGAATTCGCCAATTTGGCCTACGTTACTCAAAACAGCTTCGTTTTGGGGAGTAGAATTAAGAATCATTTATTACCTTTCAGTGTGTTAGTGTCTATATGTTAATTATACACAGGTTTTACCTGCTTGTCAACCTGCTTTTCGCCAATCTTCATTTAAAATTGTTTTATCTGCATTGCACATTAAGCACAGTGATTGAACATTTTCCTCAGAATCATCTCCGCCGTCTGCACGGCGAATAATGTGATCCCCGATCATTCGATTACGGCACAGTCGATTAAACAGTTCGGGACTTGTTTCTTCTAACGTTGGATACAGTGTCCGAACTTGCTCACTTACATCATTGTTGCACTTGACACACACGTACTTCCTGTGAAAGGTGTGTGGACGGTTAAGTTTTCCTAGCCCGTTATACTCAACCTGCCCTAACTGATGCTTTCTGCACAATGAGTTCGACCCTGGCCCCTCGTATAAACTAAGGGGCGCGCCGCAACCGTCCAACGAACAGACTAATTGGTTTTTAATCTGTTGCTTGAGGATTGCCGGCGACTTCTTTTGGTCGTCGATTGCGAATCTCACATCAAGTCCTTTGCAGGAACTGGCCACAACGGATTTCCAGTTGGCACAACTCCGCTAAAGTTTTTGGCAATTTGCTTTGTCAAGAACGTCAACCCCATTCTGTATTCAGGGTAAGAAATTCCGCGCAGTGTTCCGTCAAAGCTTCGGTTTGTATCAAGCCACCATTGTTGATAGCTTGTTTTTGCTTTTGCAGCAAGCACAATGCTGTTGAAGTCACCGTTAAATGCAGTGCGCAAACTCCTTGCAATTCCGCGAATATATGCATCATCAACTACAATTCCTTCGTTCTGACACATTTTAAAATATTCGTACAGCATCCAACATTCTTTTGGTTGAACAGGTCGACCGCTTTGACATATTGCTACAAAGTATTTGCAGAAGTGTTGTGTGATGCTCAGATCGTAATTCTTGACGTCCATCAGTTCGTCAAGTCTTGTTAGTGCGCCTGGCTGATCACCATCACCGAATTTTGTATGTGTGGCAAACATCTTTGCTGATTCGAGCGCCTTTTGCTTTGCTTCGACTAGCACCCAACTTGCATTGGTACTGTTGTCAGTTCTAACACCGAATACCATTTGATGGAAGTAATCAATTAAATCCAACGGCAATTTTGCATTGCCGTTCAATTCCATGAAGTTCTCACGCATTTCGCTCTTTTGGCTGCTTTCGTAAATTACGATAGGAACCTCGCACTTTGCAATATCAAGTCCTAAAGTTTGGGCAGCAATCATATACAGAACGATTGCAGTATGTTGTCCATCCCAGCATACATATTTTCCGGGGGCAAGCGGGTCTTGATACACTGAGATAGGCATGACGCGGATCTGTTTAAACTTATCCATAATCCGGGTTGCGTGAATCAAGTTCAACATGCGTTGGAGTGTGATGTCGATCACAATCTTATCAAGGGTAGTTGTTCCACTTTGACAAAATTTGAAATCTACCCAATCAGACAATTTTGGGTTTCTAACTTTGAATTCTTCAATTGAAGCTTCGACCAATTGCTGGCGGAATGAGTCATTGCTAACAGTATGTGCTAACCGCGATGCTAAATCAACGTACTGGCTTTTACTTTTGTAAAATTGTTGATTTACTGTATCGGCATAAACAAGAACAGTTGCAGTTTGCATAGGAGCGGCCATAAGTTGCATAAAATGTTATCCCAAGTTGTTTAATATGTATTAATTATAGCAGGTTTTACCAGTACTGTCAAATAAAATAGGCTCCGGAGAGCCTATCATTTGTCCAAAAACTACTTAAAACGCTTTCCAGTAGTCGGAATACTTTTCTTCAACCTTTGTCAATGTCAACTTTTGGCCATCGCTATTCTCAAAGATGTAACGAGTTCCGCCGTTATCGATAACCTTTAGGTCCTTTTGACCAAAGTATACAGAAGTCCAAGACCATTCGGAATCTTCTGGATCATCCTTGTTGTCTTTTTCCTTGTAGGAAATTTCGATATTTTCTCTGGACAATGGGTTTCCTTGCCAGTCGTCATCACCGATATCTTCCTTAGAAAGATCAATTCCGGCAACAGATAGCAGCGCCTTGAACTTTAGTGCACCACTAAATTCTGGCTTTGCATTTAGCATAGTTAGCGACTCTTGAGGAGATTCTTTGAATCTGTTCATTTCTTCAACCAATGCTTTTAACATGTCGAAGTTAAACTGATCAAACAATTGAGCAATCTTACAAATTTGATCAATGTGTTTCTTTTGTTCCAAATTGTCATCGCAGTATTCACGGATAAATGCTTCGTCCAATCCGCGGAAGTCTAACATGTAAAAGATTCGACCAGGCCGATTTCGCATGTGAGCATCCACACGCCACTTATCGTTACAAGTAAGAATAAACAGCTTCTTGGAAGGAAACACCCCGTCTAGGAGTGTTAGGATAGATTCCTGTTCTTCCTTATCATACACTTTTTCGAACTCGTCAAACAGTATGATACAAGGTTGCTCGATCATTTGGATGAACGAGTTAAACTTATCACCGCACCATGGAGCATTAATCACAATAGTAGGGATGCCTACCTTTGCAGCCTCAACCGCAATGTTCTTTGCCAACAAGGTCTTACCCGAACCTTTTTCGCCGTTCAACATAACACCTGTTGATGGGCCACGCAACTCAAAGGTCTTTAGAATACGACCGGTGTGCCGTGTTGTATCACCGTAAAGTTTACCAGAGATGTTGAATGATTCAATAGTCTCGAGGTACAGTTGTCCAGACATTTCGTCCTTCTTAATAACATAGTTACCTGCGGGCAACTTCTCGTGCAAGTCCATTGCATCTTTAGTAGTTACTTTGAAGGTGTTACCGTTTCTCAAAAAATATGACATTTAAAATCTCTTTCGTTGTTTGCTAATCTAAGTTAATTATACCTTATTACACTATCTTTGTCAATACTGTGATGTCTACTATTTTGCCAAATATATTTCTTTAAGTGAGGCAACACACATACTTAAATGTCTTATTGTATTATACTGATGTACATCCTGTACTTTACTTGTAGTGAAGATTTGGATACTGTGCGTAAGTATTATAAACATCCGGAGACCCCAATGTTATCACAAAAAACAATTGCCTATGTAAGTCCGAACAAGGATACTACTATAGAAGTAGTATTCGGTATAAAAGTTTCGAACCATGATTCGATTCAAGAAATTTTACCGTTATTGAGTACGTTAAAGTTTAACACAGATTTAATTCTGATTGACATTGAGAAATTTTCCGAGTTTAGTGGATCGGATGTTTATGATATCGTGAACTCTTTGGCAACATTAATAAACTGCACTGTATGCAGAATCGAACCAGGTAAACCAGTTCGAAGACGAGCATTTATTGCAGTTGCAGTTGATACTGACACAGATGTAACTATAATGAAGCAAGCCCTTAGTTCCAATATCGTTGGGCTGTATCCAAGGGGGTTAGGATTTACACTTGATGAAAAGAAATGTGCAATTACTAAGTTGCTCTCCGGTGAATCTCATATACCCGAGAAAATTTCCGAATTAATTAAACCTAAAAAGAAAACAAAGCAAAACAAAGGTATCGAGTTAACTATCAGACAGGAACAAATTCTCACTCTAATTAAGGAACGTGGATCAAGCAATAAGATGATTGCTCGAACTCTTGATATTTCCGAAAGTACTGTTAAACTCCATGTATCGTTGATCTTTAAAAAGTTCGGTGTTAAAAACAGAACACAACTTGCAGTGTTTTCAAAAATCTAACGGAAGTACAGCCTCTGCAATAGTGTAGGTTTTTTTACCTCTTAAAGTTTTAAGTAATAGTGAGAGGAAGGAAATATGCATACATCAAATTCGGTATGTATAACAGCAACAACTGTTGCAATACAACCGAACCTTTCACAACTTTAATCTCAGGAGATATAAAATGGCAGATATTGTAACCGGCACTGTAACAGGCCAAGTAGACAACACAGCGTTATTACAAGATAACGCAGACATTCGTCGTGAAAACGCACAGTATAGTTCAGACATTCGTCGTGAAACCGCTAAAGAAGCAAACGACTTGCAATTAGAAAATATGAAGGGATTTGACCGTGTTAATGCCGACGTATTGAGATCAGGATGGGCAAACACAGATGCAACTAAAGACGCACGTTTTGAAATTGCAGATCGCATCGCGCAAACATCCGCTATGGACTCAGCTCAAGGAACAGCTTTCTACATTTCAGCTCAAAAGAACGCAACAGATGCTGCAACAGCTCTTGCCGGCCTTACAGCACTGCAAGCCGCTAACACAGCAGCGATCCAACGCGAAGTAGCATCTAATGGCGATCGTGTCGCAGCAGCAAATGCGTTAGAAGCAGCTAAGAACGCAGCAGCAACAATTGTAGGTCAATTACAACTTACTGGTGTTGTTCGTGATGAAGGCGATAGAACTCGTGCTTTGATTAACGATCTAAAATATCACGATCTAAGTCGTGCACTTGTAGAACGCAATGCAGAGTTGGTAGAAGAACGCGAAGGTCGTCGTCACTGGAGAGACTCTGCTGGCCAAAATCAATTTGGTGCACAGTTTGCTCAACTACAAAGTATGATGCAAAATTTCAACAGTCAACTATCTGACACCCGTCAGGGCATGGTTAACCTAGGAACAATGACCGGTACTACTCAGTCCGCATCATCTACAAACGTCAAGTAATTAGTTCGCTTTGTGAGTAACAACTAAGGGCGGGTTCCAAAAGAGCTCGCCCTTTTTTACAAGGAATTAAAATGAATGCGTTAGAATCGAGACTGATACAGTTAAACGATGCGTTGCTGCGGATATCAAGGAGGGAGCCAATTGAGCTTGAATTGATTCAACAAGCAACACAGGCATTATTTGGAACTGAGCAGCGTTTCCCAGCATTTGATACTGGACCTGGTAACGATACTGTAGTAATAAACGAAACACAACCAGGACCACCCGGGCCTCCAGGCCCAGTCGGGCCTCCAGGCCCAGTCGGTGTTTGTACTTTCACTTATCAATCAATTTTAGTAACCCAGGATTATATAGCCGTTGTAAGTGATTACTATATCGGAGTGAACAGCACCTCGACCGTTACGATAATTTTGCCTCCAAATTGTGAAAGCGGCAGCAAAATAGTAGTAAAAGCTGAAATGGGATTTCCGGATATAATAATTTCAACAAGCGACGGAAGCACAATTGATGGAGCAGCCAACTCTATTATAGAACTACCTTGGCAATCAAAGCAACTATTTTGCCAAGGTGGCAACTGGTTTATAATTTAAATTTTAGGAGTTAATCATGTACTACGATCATATGCATCCATATTCACGTTATCCATATCCGTATTATCCAACACGTTCGTACTCGTACCCGTACGGTGGGTATTATCCACCGTACGATTTTGGCGGAGACATTGCGTTACATCAGTCTATTATCAATTCTGGATATATGAATAGTGTTTACCAAAATGCGCTCGTCAACAACTTATATCGTTATTAAAGGAATATCATGTACAAAAAAACAACTACTACAGTTGAGGAATACTTCGATGCTGCATCTCAAATTGCACCGCAAATTGCACCTCAAGTTATGCCACCGTTTCCCTTCCCAGAAAAACCGCTGTCGGGGCCGTATGCACACCCTTTCTCCCCGCTCGCACTTCATCCAAGTGCCCGCCCAATAGTTCCGTTAGCGATTGATCCTAAAGCATTTAAACTGATTCTTCGGTTAGATGTTCCACTAATGCTTAAATTGCTAGAATATGCTAAAGAAAGCGCAGTGTCAGATACCGCTCTTCATCAAATAGTAGAGAAGATGATCGATCTATGTGATTATGGTAAAGTGCTTGAGATGGAAGATTACAGTGCTATTATAGAGGCAACGGCACCCGTTGTTCCGCCTATTGAGCCGCCTGTCGAACCACCTGTTGTTCCTCCAACAGTGTAATCATGCGTTATCCGGCATATTATTTAATACTATGGAAAATTCGATAGATCAGGCATTGTTGGAAATTTTGCGGATGGCCCGAGAGCTGACAATTAATGAATACAAAGATAGACGAGCTGAACTCCATAATCGATGGCTTGCGGAGTCTGAACGGATGTGGCGAATGTCAAGGGCACGATTAGTGTACCCAACAATTCCGCCACATCCAACAGAGACTGAAATATTGGCCCGAGCAAAAATATTAATGAATTTTGTAGCAGTATCGGTGCCTGATACAGAACTAGTTCAGGTAGCGGAGCCGATAGTTGATGTTTTACCGACTATCGTGACGCCCCTTATGGTAGAAGTAGAACCGGAGTCACCACCAATAGTTACATCCGATCTTCCTTTGAAGACTACCCCTCCGGAGTCACTACCGCCAGGCGGAATTTTACCGAGTGTGCGTAGACGGCTAGAAGAGATGAAAGCAGGATGGAAATAATCTGCTTAGGTTAGCAGCTTTCTTACTTCGCCGACTAAATCATAGTAAGTATTACACAATGGGATTTTAAATCGATCACAGATAATCTCAACGTTTCCTTTTCGCCAGAAGCCATCTGGACAACATACTATGACGGTTGAATCACTTGCTGCTGCAAGTCCTAATTCCATCAGTGTAATAGGAGACATTGTATTTGGGTCAAAATAGAATACAATAGCACTGGAGCAGGCCATTGCATCTAATTCCCAATTTACTTGCTCTTTAAACTCCGGATTGTGAATCGATTGTACCCACGTTGGGTCCCAATTATCACGACGCGGGTTTAAGAGAACTCCGTCGTAATCAACAAGATCGGCAACTAGGCGAGTTTGCCAATCTTCCGCGGCGCCCATCTCAATGGATCCACCTAGGAAGATTGACTTCAAGCCACCGAACGTTATATCAGCGGGCGACTTGATCTCACGCATTGCTGTTAGCCCGAACTTCGTCAAAGGTTTGTGTAAACTTTACTTCACCATCTTCAAAGTATGTTTCCATTGCACTTACCCATTGGAAACCTTTATCAGTCCATCTGTGTGACGGAACAGTTGAAGTCTCATATTCACCACCGCAAGTGTAAAGTGATACACGACCCTTCTTAGATGCTTTTCCTGGGTCAGTTGCCGGGTCCTTGAACACATCGCGCCATACCAAAGCAGAATCCATCAGCGTTGATTCTTGTTGCTCTGTTGTGTATCGTTCACGTACACCAACTGACGAGCACTTCATAGCAAACTTCAGTGTGTCACGGTCGCACTGTTGGAGTAATCCCCCACCCATTCCAAATGCTATGTTATCGGCAGACCAGCCAGCGACATCAACCACACAACGAAGTATGCTAGACAGAGACACAGAATTAATACCATCGCCCCAAATAACACGAACATTGTTGAGGACTTTATACCCCTTTTCATTAGTAGTAAATCCAAACTTATCAGCC